ACTTCGAGTAATAAAATTCCCGAATCATTATAAAGTTTACCTTTATAACCGGGAATCATCTCAGCAGTGGATATATATCTTTCGTTAGCCATTGTTAAACTCCTCCTTCCTTATTTAAGATGCCGGAGCAAATCTGAATTGAAACGTCATATAAGCCTTTTTAATGGAATCGTTATCATCAACAGTTAATAAGAAGTAGGAATAATCACCGGCTGAACTATATAAAGGATCAACTGTAACTGTACCTGTCGATAATTTTCCTTCATCTTTCATCTTTTTGATTTCGCCATTACAAAGCATAATTAGTGAAGCTCTGCCAGACGAATCATTGTTGATTACTCCCAATAAAGGACTGGTAACTGATTGACAACGTTTTATCAATTCAAATCTTTCTCTTACTCGTCTAATGGATTTCCAACCATCGTCTTCATCCGTACCCGGACTAACTAAGGTGGTAATGTCATATTCAATCTGAACAGCACCGGCGGAAGATTGACTGAATACAACCATTCCATTATCTACTGCCTGGTTAATGTAGGTATTCGATAACGATCCTTTGATGGTTGAATAATTGTCCATAATGTAATGAGTAGCCGAAATGGACGGATCCATAGCAGCGATTACACCTGCTAAAATAGCAGCGGCTTTGTAACCTTCGTACTCATTTAAAGATGAATCAATAACCCCATTCCCAATATAGACTACCTGTTTGTTATTGAATGCAGCAGCATCCGCTAATCTGGTAGCAATAGCAACTGTAGTTGGTTCACCTACGACAGCGATACAAGGTATCCCTGCTGCATACTGTGATTCTACAAATGCTTCTAGTAAAGCGTGTACTGTAGTTGTATCTGTGTCTACGCAAACTAAATCCATCTGCATAGAATCCATAGCAGTAAATCCCGCTGTGTATTCAGTATTGGTTACCGCAGGATTAGCACCGGAAACAAAGGGAGATCCGGTAACAATAGCCATTAATTTATTACCATCGGCTAACTTGGTAGCAGTAATCCATTCTGATGTAGCATTAACAGCAGCAACCAAAGCAGCAGGTTCACCAACTCCGGTAGCACCTTTCGCAAAAGTAATAACTTCTTTTAGTGTTGTTACATCGTAAATTAATAGTTCTCTTTTTGTCGTGTCAGTTAGGGAATCTTGGATTGATACCCGAATATCCCTAGCTCCCACATATTTAGCTAAAAGAGTAACAACATCGATTGGACTACCAGTAGTATCATGCATTCCAACTAATGTTCCTTTTACACCTGCTGCATCACCTATTCTGGTAGCTAAAACAATAGAACCCTCACGTAAAGCTAATTTGATTTGTTCTGTGGTTCCAGCCGAACCATAAACAATATCAATTTCTGACTCATAGCTGAATTCTGTCGGCGTATTTAATGGTCCCCAGTCTGCCTGAATAGGCATAGCTACTTTATTGGTGGATATAGCCCTACCAACCAGCGTTACATTTTGGGTTCTAAAATATACTCCAGGTCGTTTTTCAAATCCCCAGCTCATTTATTCCTCCTTACTTATTCATAAAAGCAGTAATCATTGTTTTTGATTCTTCGATGGTCAATCTATCCGTAGGCAACTTCTTATTAAATCGAAAAACAGCTTTAACCGCAAATGAAGGTTGATCGAATAACTTTAAGGAATTGGTAACTAACTCTTCACAAGTGTACCCTTCCTTTATCGATTCTTCGCTTACTGATGGTTGATTAGCCATGCTTGGTGTTTTAGGCATTTTATATTCCTCCTCAACTACTAGCTAAAAATTCTTCTCCAATAAATATGATTCAATTTTTCAATCGTCAAATCTTCTATATATTTTGACATGTAATATTCACCAGTCAAATTAATTTGTCCTGTTATATAAGGGTCGGCTTTTGCATTTAATTTGATATTCCCAAAAAGGTTGAAAGATAAAGTATTATTCATCGTAAATTGTCTAGCATTAGCTAGTAATTCAACTAAATGTTTCATCAATTTAAATCTGTCTTGTGTTAATGGTGCAAAAATATGTAATGCTATATTCATCTGGTATAGATTGATTGATAACGAAAATTGCTTCACGTTTAATCCATCTACCCGAAAATAAAAAGCTGGTTTTATTGCTGTAGGTTTCCAAACATCAATTAACTGTGGGCTACCTTCAATATAATAACAACTAGGAATAGCTACTTTTAAGTAATCAAAGAGAGCTAATATCGGATCAGGTAATAAAGGAACCTCAGTAACAATATACGTATCACCGGCAATTAAAGTTACTCCTACTGATGCAAAAGTAATTACTGTTGAAGTATTACTCAATACTGGTCTTACATAAGTTGTACCACCATGAACAATGGATACTGAACCAAATTTCCATTGATTGATTCCATACGCTTTTGTAGAACATACAATAGTAGTAGTTGAGCCACCAGTTAATACTCCAGAATCAGTAACCGCATCTGCCGGATTGTATACTTCCTGACTAGGAAATCCAATCCGATTGAATGTCATATGTAAACCATTGATAAATCCGTCAATATCTGTTATCGGATCTGAACGTATCCATGATAATGATTCTGTACCATTTAACGATTCAAAGAATGTTCCATGTAAAGCAGTTTTAACTAATCCTTCAATACTTTCTGGTCCTGTCAAAGATTTGGATGATATATAAATATCAACAAAGATGTTACCCATTAAAAATCTAGCTGGGTCTTCTTGGATTGATGAATAATAAACAATCCTAGGAAATTGAAAGTCATGGGTTGCTCCCCATTTCTGGTCAGTATCGATAGGCGCTTCCCCTTCAAATACAGCAGGAATAGAATTAAAACTAGCTAATGCATTAATCAATGAACTATCAGTCGTTAATGTTCGATAAATTAATTCTTCTAAACTTAAACTCATTAAATCCCCAATTCGTATTTATCGCCAAAAATAGCTGCCACTTCTTCTTTGGAATCTTCAATAATTTTTTCTTTAAACGGTCTTGGTTCCATTTTGGATGTTCCATTTTCCAGTAATTCAGCTAACAAATAATTGCCAACCAATAAAACAGAAGAAATAGCTGGATGATAAATAATATTTTTGCCCGAACCTTCGATAAACCATCGATTGTTCCAAGACTGTCTAAAAGCACCAGTTCTTACTGCTGGTGGTTCACCGGGGGCTGATGCCTGATACGTAGTTTTCTTGCTTCCTTTTTTGTTTCCTGTAAAGGGTAAGTTATAGATTCTCCCTGTTCTAGGACCTCTTAAAACTGATAATGCATGATTTCTCAAAACATTTGAAGATCTAAAACATCTTGAAGCTGCCTGATCTTTAATCTGGTCTAACAATTGGTCAGTTATCGTAGATACATCTGGTAATTCGTCATTATTACTAATCATGGCTAACCTCAAATTCCTGACGCAAACAATAATAAACAGTTTTCCAGCCATTTCTAGCTGTTTCTATGGATTGAATATAGTATCTGTAACTATTCGATGCCTGAATTAATGTATCTCCTATTTCTGCTTTAGGAGATCCATCGTGAACGATCGTATGGCTAATAGGATGCTGTAACGATTGATATTTGACTACTTCTTTTTGATTAGCATTACCAATAACCCCTGTAAAATCTGGCGGTAATATGGTTTCTGTATGATCACGGATAATTCTTCCTCTGGAATTAACGGAAGTGTTTTTTACCTCTACGTAAAAGGCTTGATAGAAACTAATGATCGGACAATATAATCTCGGCTTTTGATACATATTTATAATCCATCCGTATCATCGCTACTTACAGAATCAATATCGAATTTTCCTCTTTCAAATATATATCCGCCTTCTTCTGCACTTAATGTGGATTCATTAAATAAAACTGGTGGATTGGATTGATTAACTTCTTTTTTCATTTTTTCATATAATTCCGTCCATCGTCTAGCTCTTTCTGACAAATCAAAAGAAACTCCACCAATAGAAGTGGATACTTCTGTCTGGAATCTCATGCAAACAGATTCAACCAATTTTAATTTAGCTGTATACCAATCATCTGAATAATAAGCAATTACGGCTATGATTTCTTCATCAGTTAATGCAGCCGAGCTAGGATCAGTATTAACGTCACCTAGCTCGAATCTCATTTTATCCTTTGTATTGGTCATAATGTTTGCAATATTATAAGTATAAGCCATTTATACTCCCAATTTCTGAGCTAAAGCTGTGTAGAATGGTTTAGCATTTTTTCTGATGTCAGAAGTAGCTAAAACAATTAACATATCCGAATCCGTTACAGTTTCTAAAAGTTCTTTGAATTTTGATTCATCACTAATTTTGCATTGTAAGATTCTAAATATGTTTTGGATCTGGTTTTCTTTTAAAACCAAAAGATGTTCTTCCTTGTTCTGATCTAAAAAGGGAACATTAATCTTTTTTAATTCTTCCTCAGTAAATATTTTTTTTAAAGTTCCATTGTTTAGATATATTTCAATCAACCGGGGAGTCGCTATAGCTTCGGTTACGATTGTTCCTACTTCTATAAACTTCCCCCCACTTTTAATTGCTTCACTTTTTAATACTTCATAACTAGGCATTCTTCGTTACTCCTTGTTATTACTAGCTTACACAATCAGCTAAATAGAATCCTAAATCATCGCTGGTTTTTTTCATATCAATGGAGATTAATCCCTCTTGATATGTTGCGTGAGTTCCAAACTCACCGTCACCCTGAGCTATGCTAATCCAATTATCGCCCATGAAGTTCCATGCGAAACAATAACCGGCAGAAGGTGTATCAATAGACGGTTCATTAGGAGCAAAAACAGCCAGCATATCTTTAGGTCCGATGATACGACCCATGACCGCTGTTTGACCTTTTTTCGCTGAATTGTAAACCTGTTTAGCTACCATAATCTTATCTACTCCGAATAAAGCAGCTAAAGTAGTTTCGTTAACTGTGGCTGGTGAAGTGGTATTGCCGGAAGCGTGTTTGACTCGGTCCAATATGTCCGGGTGATCAATCAGGCATTCGTAAACATCTGCACCAAAACCAATTTTGTTAACTAAACGTCTACCAGAGATTTCGATTTGCTTCAAGGCGTATCTGATGGTTTTTACCGGATCGCCTAAAGATTCATCGAATCTCATAAAGGATGTTCCAGGCACAGCAGGACCAATGGCTAAACCATGCATATGGTTAGTCCAGTTGGCTACTCCCCAGAATTTCTGCCCAAACGTGTAATCTAAAAAGAGATTGACTTGTTCGGCAATATATCTGGATCGCTGGACTTCCGGCTTAGCTGCCGAGTTCTTGAAATTGACATTCTGTAACTGGTCCTGACCGCAAATGACCTGATTGACTTTACAGCTATAGGTATCATCCGATAAACCTAACTGTATAGGATCGGTTCTCCCATACATTGGCTTTTCGACCATATCTATTCTGCATAAGTCTTCTTGATTCCATTCGTAGTAGTAAGCGCTTTCCACGTCTACTGGAACGATAGGAAACATCTCACGTGCAATATAAGGAAGACCAGTAAACCAGTTCATAGCTACGTTGCTTAAATACCGGTTCGGTACATAAGCTTTGCTAATTATCTGCATTTTTAATAATTCTGTTGTTAATTTCATTTATTTAATCCTCCTTATTTATACAAAGTGCGTGGTAAAGTTAACTGGTACGCCGATAAAATTGATCCATACAATGTCTCCATCTGCCCCGGCAGCTTGAAGAACCATAGCTGCTGCGTATTTTCCATTAGTAACCGCTTCAAATTTACCAGTTGCGGATACCTGAACAATAGCACCAACAGCAGCAATCTCATCAGCGACTGCTAAAACTCTACCGAATACACAAACTGTTACGTTACTACCGGAAGCTCCACCTTTGGTTAAAACTCCAATAGGCAATTCTCCCTGTGCACAAATAACAACTAGACCAGCATTCATTTTTACGAAATAACCCTCTTTTCCGGTTAAATCACCTGCTCCGCAAGGTAAGCAGAGTAATTGCTGGTTAGAATTCCACTGTCCGATTTCGCCTCTTTTTACTAAAGCCATTTACTTTACCTTTCCTTTCCCTTGATATGCATCAAGTAAATCAGGATTACTGTTACAGGCTTTTTCAATAGCCTCTGAACGTTTTAAATCAGGATTAGATTTTTGTAGTTCAGTGGCTTTTACTTCTATTTTTGCCCATGCTTCGTCTTTGTCTGTTACTGCGCCTGAACCAGTATGACCTAATTCATCAAACAGACCTGATTTGTTGATAGCATCAACAGATTTGTCGAGCATGGTTATGGTGCTTTCATAAGCTTTTGGATTTGCTTTTTTTAAATCCACTAAATCCTGAGCCAGTTTGTTAATATCTGTATCAGGAATTATCTCATACTTTTTAGCTATAACCGTCTGCTCTGCTAATAAGTTTTTAGCTATCAACTCGTCTAGCTGTGCCTGTGATTTTCTCACAGTTGCTTCTAACTCCGTTTCTGAAGATTTTTTTTCTACTGTTGGATAGGCTTTTTCAAGCTTCTCGTAAGCTGTTAAATCTTCTGGAGTCATTTTTGTTTTGTCCAGCATTTTCTCAACCCCTTTCTTCTTCGTATCTTTTGTACATTCTTTAGAAACTTTGCAAGATTCGCAATTACCATCGCACTTAACTAATTTATCCTGATTTGTTTCGTCATCCAACTCTTCGTCAGTAGGATTTTCTGTATCAGGAAACTCGTCAGTAGGTGTAGTTTGCTTGTTTTTTGGATCTTCATTAAGCATGGTTTTTGCTTTAATGATATAGCTATTCAATAAAGCTCTCATGCCATCTGTTACTTCGATTAATCCTGTATTGGATTTTGCCACCGTATTAATGGCTTCTTCATCGAATAGTAATGTGTCGATCATTTCCGAGAACTCTTCCAGACTTTTTTGAATTAGCTCCTGTCTGTTGTCCTCTTTGCTTTTGTATAGATCGATGATGTTTTCATGCAAAGCAGTGGCAGCTATTAAATAGTTGTCGTTGAAAACATCTTCCGCTTTCTTTTTGCGGACTAACCAATTTAATCCGAACTTCGGAAATTTGAAATTCACGGATACCCCCCTCTTTTTCAACATAATTTTTGCACCCTGATTTGCTCCTCTATCAACCAAATCAACTTTGGTTATTTCAGGGTCCTTCAAATTTGTTATTTTTAACTTATTAACTTTATTCATTTACTACTCGATGTAGGAATTACCAGCGTGTACGATGGTTCCTGCTCCGGTTTTGGTAAAGGATGCCGCTTTGTCGGTAGCTTCAAACATATTGTTTAATAAGTGGATACTACCTGTTGCATGGTTAGCGGTAGTCATGACACATTTGGTTAAGACTTCTCCTGTATTGGTTCCATCAATAACCCTGCATCTCTCCATGACTATATCGTGACCATCTCCATCCATTTCTAAACCATACTTGCAAGATACGATCAAACAGTTGGAAATGTAAATATCGTCAGCTCCTCTGATGGTTGAATTAACAGCCATGACAGCCCCGGATTTACAACCTTTGAATACACAGGATGCAAATTCAATATTATTTGCTCCCTGTATATAAGCTCCGAATCCCATATCGTCACCATCTGCTTGTTTGGATAAATAACAATTAAGGAATTTGTTAAACGATCCGGTGAAATCGGTAGCGGTTGCTGATCCTAGATAGACAGCAGCTTTTGTATCTTTGTAGGTATAAAGAGATAAACCAACAAAAAGATTTTTACTTCCCGAGATTTTCAATAAATGGTCAGTTGCAGCATCCAAAACTCCTGCCGTTCCTGTACCAATTAAGATAAAACCATCGGAAGTTCCTGGACCAATTACCAATAAATCATCAAAATCGATGACTATACCCGAAACTTCGTAGGATAAACCAGCTAAACAATAGATGGTATATCCCTTCTTTAATGTAGCAGTGCTTAGTGCTCTTATAAAAGCGATAGCTTCTCTAAAAGTCTTATAAGCAGTGCTAATAGTTGTACCATCCCCTGATGCGGTTATGTTTGGATTTACAAAAAGAAACTTGCTAGAATCTCTTTGCTGTAATCCATTGATTTCTTGGTCATACCCATCATTGGAATGTATGTCACGATGTCCTTTATCGTAATAATCTGATCTGTTATCTTTTCTCATTCTCGTCAATCCTCCTTTTAACTAAATTATAGCCTATTCTAACTGATTTCAATTTTTCTATTTATTTCATAATCATTAATTAAGTATGTATATATTTAAAAAATGTCTTTACTATTGATTTTTCAGTTTCTTTTTTTTGTTCATTAACAATAGTTAAATGTATATATTCGACGGTTCTTTTACCAGATTTAATCTCGCCCATGAATCCCCGATAATGATAGTTTTCTTTAATTCGATCAACTGCTGTTATTTTATATATATTACCCCGACCCAATAAAACTTCTTTTTCTAAATCTCCAAAAGCTCCTATTTCATTGGTAATTATTCCAGCTTTAGTTCCTTTGGGAGCATCAATAACAAATAATCGTTCTCCCTTATCCAAAAATTGAAAAGCTTTGTCTTTACTCAACGTGGTTGATGTATAGCCTAACTCAGTAAAAGTTTGTCCGATAGGATTCGCAGAACTTAAAACTTTTTCTGCATCCGGGTTATAAGCAGCTCTGTAAAGCTTCTGATTTTCATATAAGGTAGAATCTTCCTGCAATCTTGATTTTTCTAAAGCTGTATCAATCGATTCGATTAATTTTTTATTTTTAGAATCAACTTTACCTTTTCTTAATTGTTCGTTAATTGATTTATAACTCTCGGATGTATAGCTATTTAAAGCATTTACTTCTTTTGTCGATAGGCGTTTAATCCAAGTTAATGGATGATAAGCAGTCAAAGATTTATCATTGCTACTACTCGTTTCTTTTGTTGATGTTTTTTCGTTAGTTGTATTGGATGAACTATTCGAACCTTCTGTAGAGCAAAACTGTCCTCCGTTAGATTGCCCTGCTTCTTCGTGACATTCATTGAATTTAAACAATGAACCAAAAGTCTTTCCTATTTTTCTTTTAGCTACTTTATATAAAGTTTCATCTACGTTTGTTTCTTCTCTGGTAGCCATACCCTCAATGGAAAAATCTTTTAATTCGCCATTCTTGATTCTATTCCAAATTGATTCATCTGTTATTTGGAATCCTCCCCACCATCCAATAGGAATTAAACCTTGCGGTATATTCATGGCTATCTGTTTTTCTATAGTCCAGCACATGGATTCAATACATTTGCCGATTATCTTTTTGTTTGACTCATGCATGACTCCTGAATCTCGATACTTTAAAACATAGGTATAAGCCATTTTTTCTAGTTCTGATTCATCTATAGCATCTTGCTGGTGGTCAACAAGCTGTTTTAATACCCATTTTCCATTTTCTTGTTCCCAGTCTGCACTAACTAAAAACCATCCAAATACCTGTTTTTTATCTTCATAAGCTTTACTGATGGTAAATATTGATTTACTAACTGGTTTATCTTTTTTATCTTTATCATTAGTTGTTTTTGGATTAATTCTCTTTAATTCTTTACCTCTTAACCATTGTCTATTTTCTATATCCATGTCTAAAGGTATTAATATTTTTGTCATTTAAGATAATTCCCTCTTTAATTGGACTTCATCTTTACTTATTTTTAATGTATTATTTTTGCTTCCTACAATATATTCGTATTCTTCATCACCACCAAATAAGAAATCAGAAGTTCTTAAATAAGGCGTTGTTTCATGGTTAAGTAATATATCTTCCAAAGGTATTTCTTTAATGATTACAATTCCCTTCTTATTCGCGAATCTTTCTGCAACCCCAAGATCGCTAGTCCATGAAGAAACTGGATAGGTAGCTATTTCTATCTCATTTTCTTTTTTTAATAAATCTTTAATCTTATTGGCATATTCACCTTGGATCCCACGATATAATTTAATTTTACCGTCAATTGCTCTGTCTTTTAAAATACGTTGCGTTTCCTGTACTTGTCCTAAAAAGCTATTAATTGTTTCTTGGGAATAAAACTGGACTCTTTTCATATTCATATTAATATCGTACATCTTTTCATACCATTCTTTTTCTATTAATTCTTGCTTACATCTATCAATAATAGTTTTTTCCCAGTTAGCCAATTCTTTTGCATGCCCTTCTTTATTGACTAAATCTTCTACTTGATTAATTTCCTCTAATAATGTTTTTTTTCTATCTTCCCATCTTGTCTGCATTTTAATATCAGCAGGACTTATTTCTCCTTTGTAGTAAGCTATTGCCATGGTTCTTAATGGATTTGGATCGCTAGGCATTGGTCCTTTATAATAAGCCATCATTTGTGCTAAGGAACCAGTTTCTTCTTCATTGGGAGCAGCCGATCTAAAACTACCTACTTCATATTTACTCTCACTCAAATAGGAATACATATCATTAATTAATTGTTGCACTTCCGGGACTTCTTCTATAGTTCTTCCTATCCATTCATCTTTTCCAGACATAATCGTATTTTCTTTTAATTTATTTCCTTCAAATTCTGTACCAGTAAATATTGATAATGCATCTTTACCTTCTTTAATGGGAACTATTTCGGTAGATAAACCTCGACCTTCAACGGCTAATATTATTTTTTGATTGTATTCTTTTCTGTAATCTTCAAATCTTTCATTCTCCCTATCTATATGTCGTTTATAATAATCAATATTGAATGGTGCTTCTTTTTTTTCTTGATCTGTTCCATTCTTTAGTAATTCTTCCTGCTTTCTTATTTCTTCATTTGCATATTTAATTTGATTATCACGCCAATCCTTTTTGGATGTATAATCCCATGATTTTTCAAAGGGAAACAATTCTAATACTTTATTTCGACCCATCATGATTAATTGTTTTCCTTCTGATGTATGAGTTGTTTTTTTGGAATTATCGGATGTTTCTTTATTTGATGAGCCACTATTACTAGAATCTCCACTACAGAATTGACCACCATTACTTTGTCCTGCTTCTTCGTGGCAGGTGTTGAATTTGGATACATTTTCATTAGGCTGTAGGATTACTTTATAAATTTTACCTTCTGTTTCATCTATTTGATTAATATCTTTAATTGGTTTTCCTTTAATTTCTTTATCCATGGAAGTGTAATAGTCTTTTATATCATATTCTTGTATTTCCTTTAATTTAAATTCCTGACCACCTTTTATTAATATCTCTGAAAAAGAATCCTTACCAAAACTTGTTATAGGTATACTTTTCGTTACTCCTTGAGTTTCAAAAACTATTCTTACTTCGTTCTTTTTATCCGTATAACTTTCAGTAAATTCTTTAGCTTTTCCCCAATCAGTAGTCCAAGAAGATAAGCCATTCTGCCCTACTGGTTTATCGTTTAAAAGGCTTAAAATTAAATTCTTTCCATCATCCTCTTCTAAATAAATTCCTCTAAATATTGGTATGTCCTGTTGAAAGATTACTCCTTTTTCAAATAGGCTATTTATAATTTCATCTTCTCTTTTTACTGTTTCGTATATTTCTTTGCTAGCCATGCTTACTGTTTCTTTTCCGTTATAAGTTGTTTTGTATGTATAATCTTTTGCTTCTATTGTTTTTTTATATAAATCATAATTTCCATTGACTTGTTCATAAACTCTAATAGCTGAACAAAAATTGTAATCAGCCCAATCATTCATGGTCTTTGTTATTTCTTTCCATTGTTTATCTGTATATTTTTCTCCATGCGTTTCTAAAGCTTTTCTAAATTCATTTCTTTCTACATCATATTCTTTGCTATTGTTAAATTGGGCTTTAATATTTTTTGATGGTACATTCCGTCTAGGTAGACCATATTCAATTAATTTAGGAGATTTATCGTTTTTTAAATTTCCATTACTGCTATCTGAATCATCTGAACAGAATTTTCCGTCTTCTGGACTATGACATTCATTGAATTTAAAAATGAATAAATCATTTAAAGATTTTTTAAATGTTCTCGGTTTTTTTAAATATCTATCAAATGTTTTAATCATTATTCCATTTTACTCTTTTTTTCTGCTTTTTACTCATTTTTGAAAATACTCATTAATGCTGAATAAAATGATGGTAGACCACCGGGAGAACATTCGAGATAGTTACGATTTTTCGTTTGTAACTCCTTGTAACAATAATGGTTCACTTTCAATTACTCTAGCTGATCCTTCTGGAATAGTAGAATCTTCTTTTTTTAAATCATTGAGAACTGAAACAAAGGTAAAATATTTTAAAATCATATCCATATAGTTGTTTACTTTTTTATTATCCATGGTTAGTTATACCTCGTTGAATCCACATAAGCATCGACAATTTGGATGGCTCAACGAAGGAATAGTTATCATCCGTCCATCCGGGAGTACAAATAAATCATTTAAACCAATTCTTGTACCTTCCATTTCTCCGCAAATAGGGCATACCCTTTCATCTAAAGCAGTTAGCCATTCCTTCTCTAAATTACCAATTAAATTTTGTTTCTGTCCTTCTCTGACTGAATACTCTGCGCCTGTATTGTAAGCATTCGCAAGTTCTGTTCTGGCTATGGTGTTAGCTCGTTGTCTGTGTTTTCCTTGGGCGTATCTGATAGTAAGATTTAATGCTTTGTCTTTGTTGTAATTGTCTTTGATTAGTGATTCATAATAAGTCATTACTGACTGGCTCTGTTTATTGGTTAAACCGATAACCGGTCTGATTAAATATTGTAATTGGTCAGGATGCATGGCTTTGTCTTGACTAATCGTAGAACCAATAATAGTTTTTAGTGCTTCTGTTTGCATACTCGTCATATCTCTGACTAATTGAACGCCTTTACTATCTACCCATTGTTTAGCACCTATCCAATCCTCAATCCAATTACGTCTGAATCCCTGTTGCGTATTGGTCATGGCTTGGCTAATCGTCTGAGCTAATAAAGGTTGAAAATGAGTTACTACTAGCTGAGAGTAATTCATTCTCCATTGATTGACTATTTTTTCAGCGATGGTTCCAACTAAAAAAGCCTGTGCTATTTCTTTATAGCTAATTTCATTTTGCTGTAAGTTCCAGAAGGTAGTTAATAATCGAACCAGTTTTGGTTCTTTACTATCCAAGTAATTTATCATTCTTGAATGTAAAGCTAAATTTCGTTGAGAAATGCGAGGCATTTAGATTCTCAAATAGCTACCGAATGTTGAGTATCTTTTCTTTATTTCCGGCTGTTTTTGATTTGCTTTTGGATTGTTTTTATCTTTTAAGGATTGAAAGAATTTAGCATTATCATTGGTTTTTTGATTTAGTTGCTGTTCTTGTAGTTTAGCTTTATTGTTTAAATCATTAATCGCTGTCTGCTGTTCTTCTTTCTGTTGAGCTACCTGCTGTTCGTATGTTTCATCTTCTTTAGGTAATCCTGAAATCATCTTCGCCCATTGTTCCAATTTAGGACCGGGAATAATAACCCCGGAAGCAATCATCGAAGAGATCCAGCTAGCCAATTCATTTAAATCAGGAACCTCAACATCTCCATGGATAATTTTAGGGTAACCAGTAATACCAGTAAAATGTCTTTCATTTAACTTGAATAAATCCGGTACAGCTTGGCTATTCATGGTCTGACAAATGATATCTAAATAAGCACCTATAGCTACTCCGAATGTATTAGTTTTGGATGATGCTAATGCATAAGAGCCTACCTGCTGGTGACCTAAAAGGATCATATCAGCAAATCCATTCATGGCTATTCTCGTATCATATCTCTGAATGATTTTATCAGTATCAATTTGTTTAGAGCCACCAGAACTCATTAAAGAAAGAACCCATCCAAAAGGTATAACGATTCCCTCTACCTTATCTCGTCTGATATTTTGTACAATTGACTTAGCGTTATTTAAAAAAGATACCATTTTAGGATCTTTGGTATCCCAGATATTTGTACCTTCCGGGGCTTGTAATAATGGTAAACCAGCTAAATCTCGTTCAATACCGATTCCTTCAATAATCTTTAGGTTTTTTTTGTAGTAATAACTTTCATAAGCTCCACGCCAAATAGAACGACCCTCTGGATTGTCTTTGATGGATGTAGTACGAAAATGAATAGCTTTGCTTAATGGTATTGTTTTTAATTCATAACTAGGCGGTGGCATTTGTGTCATTCCCAATAATTCATCGGAAGACTCATCGATAACCCATTCATATAAGGAATCCTGACTACGTATAGGTAGTTTTCTCCAACCGATTAATCCATCATCAAATTTAGATCTCATTCGTAAATCAGGATGATCGCCTCTTCTTAGTTTGTATACTTTTTCGTGATAACTAAATCCGTAATCTAAGAAGGATAAAGCCTCAGCAATAAAATCAATGAATGTTTTATTTAAATCATCCATGCAATCTTTAAGGAATTGTGCTGCTTCCATATCTATTGGATCTTCACTAGCTGGTTCAACATCGAATGTAGCTTGTCTAATCATCAGTTCAATTAAGCGATCGACAGCAAAGACAACATCGTCATTATTGGTCATTTCCTTATAAGTTCTGACACCTTTACGCCCTTTTAGTTCTTCTAGGAATTCTTCAAAGAATACTCCGGCGTATCTAAATTGACCTACTGCTCCTAATTCCTGATAAACACTATAGCGTTCTCTTTCATCTTTAGCTTCGGTAGCATTCATAGGATTTAAAGTAGCGTTACTCGTCGTATCGTCTGGCATATTTTACCCACCTTTCCAATATGAATTCTTTTCTATGGCTGTAGGCATCTCTTCATCACTCTTTTCTGGTTTCATGCAATATATTATACCTAGGCTCATAGCATCCACAATATCTTTTAATATCATTTTAGGGAAACCTAATAATTGATTTTTAAAATCTTCTACCCATGGTTGATGTAAAGAAGGATCAGGTAAAAGAATATTGCCGGATAACCAATAACCAGTAGTAGCCCTAGCTCTTTCCTCTTTGCTTCCCTTAGGTTTAACTAAAATAATCCCCGGAATTGTTTTATGTAAGGTATCTGAAACGGATTGAGCAGCAGCAGCATCTTCTACAATCTTTTTTCTGACTTCAATATACTTGTCGTGAATACTCCTGAATTCATTACAAATATCGGTGAATGCCATTTTACGATGAACCAAGTCAATGATATATACCATCATTCCATCCTGAGCTGCAATAATACAAGCACATTCCGCCGTATTTTCTCCCTTTTTAAATGGCATATCCCAGAAAGAGAACCATTCAGCAGATTCAGGAACAGCATCGAAATAATGGGTAAACATTTCCTGTTTGAATATGATACCTTCAGCCGGTGTCGGATTCTGTTGGAATTGAGCTGAAAAGTATTGAGGACCCATGTTGACCCACATCTTGTCTAATGTCTTTTGGCTTAATCGAATAGGATCCAATAAATCATCTTTTTCTCTTATCTTATACGTCTTACTTATAGGAAAATAGATGGTTTGTCTTTCCTCAGCTTTAGCAGGTAAGATTAATTTATCCCATCCTAACTCATTGATAAAATGGTTTGCAGCATCCGCCTCATGTAAGCGTTGCATAATACATATCATGTTTCCGGTTTCCTGATCGTTTAATCGTGTTGCCAAAGTGTTTTTAAAAAATGTTATAACATTCTCTCTGACTGTTTCTGAAAATGCTTCATCCGGTTTCTGTGGATCATCAATAATAATACAATCTCCACCTTCTCCTGTTAACATACCACCAATGGATGTAGCAAACATAAATCCTGAATCTAAGTTTTCAAACATTTCTTTCTGGTTTGTATCATGGCTCAGTATAACTTTCCAGTAGTTCTGGTACCATTTGGAATTAATTAACTTTCTAGCGATAACATTATGTTTGGTTGATAGTCTATAGCTATAAGAAACTTTGATAAATCGTTTCCATGGTTTAGTAGTCCAAACCCATGAAGGATAAGCAACAGCTACCGATAACGATTTAGTGGATCGAGGCGGTACATTAATAACTAAATTTTGTATCTGTCCTCGTTCAATGGCTGTTAAGTATTCACAGATAGCATCTAAATGCCAGTTCCATATAAAGCTTCTTTTCGATTCGTAATTACCCCATGATGCCTTTAGAAATTCAGCTAAGTTTCTTTCGTAAACTGCTTTTTCTAAACAATAATCATGAAGTTTTGGATTTTTTGGCTTTTTCGTTAATTCGTTGGTAAGTAAGTAATTCGTCATCGGTGAGGTTTGAGAAATCATAGACCTCCTCTGAATCTTCATTAAGCTTTTGTATGTTTGTAACGTCCTGAGTCAATATGGTCTGTTTTGATTTTTCCATCCATTTGTCCGGCGCTCTGTTTGCTAAAAGCATTTTAATAGCAAATGCAGAAGGTGGCATCTTTTTTTTATGTACCACTTTATTCATGATTGTTTGTTTCATCTCAACAACTACACCGTTTTGATCTACTTTGATTGGTACTATTTTGTAACTAATGTCTTCCTCTTCATATTCATAACCGTTAGCTAGTTTATATAGGGAATCTTCTGTGGTTTTTACCTTGTATCCAATAGATTTAGCCCTGCCCTTAGATAAGGCATCTTTTAATTCCTGTTTGTCAGGATCTTTTAGCCATAAATGCCATGTATTATGACCAATATTCAAATGTGCTCTTATTTCCTTATCCGTTTTTTCTTCTTCCGCTAATTGCTCTATTAGTGGTAATTTAGATTTAACGAATTCCCATTTTGCCATTTAAAATTCCTTTTTTATCCTTTGCTATTTGGAATCAAACATAACTTGCTATTTTACCCAATGCTGACTACTTAAAAATAACTTATTGGTGTAATTAGTAACTTTACCATTCTTTCTAGTTAATGTAGCTATATTGTATTCTTCGTTAGCAATACCTTTCTTTAATCCATAATAACTTTCTTTTATCCATGAAGTAGAATCTACGGAACTAAAATTGTTTTTAGTCATAATAGCTAAAGAAGTCATAGCTAATCCATGAATCTTTACATTCTTCTTGTTAGCCATATTGACAAAATAGGGAGCATCTTCTTTTTTAGTTCTAGCTATAGCTACATAGGGATAATGTTTAATCATAAATTCAAAGTATGGTAAACCCCGGCATGGATGCCAGACAACAATAGGCGGTCTTCCTATTCTCTTGGTCATATAATCTCGCCATGATTCCACTTGGGTTAATCCTACCAAATTCTCAATGTCAAATTCGATATATTCATCAATGAACGATTCGTGTCTAATAATGAAATCTATATATCGTTCTATATAGTCATGGTAATTCATTCTTTTTTTTTGGCTTCTCTTTTGGTAAGTAAATGCTCCCGAATCTAAAATAAAGAATTCACATACTTTGCTTATATCTGGAATAACCTTTTCCAGTTTTTCGGATTGAGCGAATGTCGATAACCAATATTTACATTTGCTATTAATTAATACCGAATGATGGATCATTTCTTCTCCGCCAGCTAAACATAGTTTCATTTAATTATTAACCATCCAATTTAATTTATAAATTCTTAGTCGTAACTTTAATTGATTTATCTTTCATGGCTACTAATACCATATCCAATTCTTCTTTGTCTTTGCATTGAACCAATATGTCAAATTTATTGGTAGTATTAGCCATTTCTGCATCTTCCAATTCTGCGTTTTCTATTTCTGTGGTAAATATGACTATTTCTCTATCCGAAAATCCAGTTAATAGTAAATCATCTTTATCGATTGATATTAAAATAGTTTTCAATTTGTCTATATCCCAGTATCCCTCTATTCTATTTAAAGCTATATTGAGTGCTTTTTCTTTGCTAATCGTTAAATTCTCAACTAATATGCATGGGATTTTAGTATCTGGTTTTTCTATATATATTTCCTTTAAAACTGATAATCTTTGATTTCCACCAATAACTATATTGTCTATGTTAATTACCAAAGGTTCCACTAAATCAAAATTAAGCAAGCTATCTTTCAATTGTTTGCGAGTATCAACAGTCAATACTCTAGGATTATTCTCAAATGGGATTAATTCGCTCAACAATCTCTCAGTAAATTTAGGTTCTTTGTTTGTATTCATTTATAGCTAATCCCCTTTTCTGATAAATAATCCATCACTTCTTTTTTCTGTTTTTCATTGATACAATGGATAACCAAATCAAAGCTGAAATTCTCCATTACGTTTGGTAAATTATCGGTAGTTGAATTATTCATAAAGATTGTTAATTCTTGGTCTGAAAATCCAGTTAGCGTTAAATCTAATCTATCGATAGTCAATATCATGTCTTTTAATTTTGAAACATCCCATACTCCCTCAATCCTGTTTAATGCTATATTTAAGGCTCTTTCTTTTGAAGATGTTAAGTAGTCAATATAAATGCAATCTAATGAATAATCTAATCCATATAGCTCAATTAAAACTGTAAATCGTTGGTTGCCACCCAATACTTCATTTTTTTTGTTAATTACTAATGGTTCAACAATTCCAAATTCTTCAATACTTGCTTTTAATTTGTCAAACATAAATTGCGGAAACACTCTTGGATTGTTTTCAAAACTCTTTAACTCTTTTAACTGCCTTTTTACATATTTCATGTATGCCTCTTTTTTTTAAATTAAATCCTACATCTATTAGCTTGTTCAGCTAATTCTTTTTTTGAATAAACAATAGCATTGATTTTTTTATTAATGGCATATCCCTCAAGTTCCATGTCATTTAAAACTAGCAATAAAGTATTACCATCGATAATGTCATAAAATGTATAATTTCCTTCTTTGCTTTCTACGACTGAAATAGTGAAGAATTGTCCTTTTTTCTGTATTTCTTCTTTAAGGAATTTATACATTTTAGGATCAATAACTCTTGTTCCATCTCTTCTGACTAATGACCTATCAATTAAACATTGGTAACTCATGGGTTATTTAATTATTCCTAGTAAATTTAATGTTTCTTCAATTCTTTCTTTGTAATAGTGGCTGTAATCATTCTTCCTTAAAGCTTCTTTATAATTTTCGATTAATAATTTACCCTCAGAAGATTCTAAAGGATCTTTCGTATATACTTCATCAATCCCATTAGCTTTCATAGCTATATATCGTTTGAAACATAACGAACATTCCCCGCATCTTTTTAAGAAATCATGGTAGCAACTGGTAGTTTTCCCTAATTCTTCTTTGGTTATTCCATTTGATAAAGCCCACTTGATTGCTTCTGTTTTTGATAAATTCATAAAAGGAGATTCAACAATTGTTAATTCTCCTAATGCCTGAGTTAAAGCTACTGTTGACTTATTAAAAAAGGATCCGTTTTTATCATACATATGTATATGGTTTTCATATTTCATTCCTAAAATCCATACTCTCTCACCTAATGAACCGGCGATTGATGCAAATATCATATTTCTACCCGGGATAATGTAATTCGATATATCCGGTATATTATTAAATTCTTCACTAATTAGATCTACTTTTAAGTAATGGATTAAAAAACCAAAGCTATCTAACGCTTCTTTTTCCTTTAAAAAGTATGGCTGGTTAATATTGAAATTAATACAAAGGATGTCTTCTTTGTTATATTTTTTTTCAATTAGTGCATAATGGTAAGCAATAAAAGAATCTAAACCACCGGAAACGCAAATAACTAATTTTTTTCTATTCATAATATATTCTCAATGTCTTGGATATTTAAAGCCTTATCATCAATATAACAATCCGCTTTCAACTTTTCTAAAACCAATACATGGTATTTTATACCTGCACTTTTTAAATCTCTGACCGTATTAAATCTATCCTCTTCCAATCTTGATGAGTAAATAATGATGTAGTTATTTTCATACAACTGGTTGATCGCATTAATAATCTTCAAATTTGGAATTGACGACTTACCAGTTTTTAAATCAAAAGCCTCGAATATGGTTTGGTCAATATCTACTGCAATAATTTTATTAATCGTTCGCATACTTGTTTGCTGTCAAATAATGAATAGTCGACTTCATAATTTGGCATCTCCTTTATAAATTTAAAAATAGATTCTTGACTGAATGGTTCATATCCTCCCGATAAATAATCTCTCCATACCGGGTAACCATTAGTAATGTTTGGATATAACAAATAGCATCCACAAGCTTGTGCTTCCACTAACGATAAACAAATCGTATCTCCTAATGAACAAGTAAAGAAAAATTTAGCATTACCTAATTCTTGGTAAAATTCCTCCTGCGTGTTGTAATGAAAGATAAAGCCTAATTCCTCGAATCTCGTTAAATCATAAAAATTAACCCATTCTCGACTATCATTAGCCGATATGGAAAAAACAATCTTGTATTTATTCAATAATGGTTGCAATAAATAAGTTGCCAAATAGAATTGTTTATCCGGGCTAATCCGACCACCAATAACAATTTTTTTCTCTTTATGCAATTTGTTGTAACAATTCCATAAAATTTCTAGCTGTAAAGGGAATCCGATATATTCGGCTCTGTTTGTTTTATCTTTCAATAATAATTGATGGCTCATGCTTAATGTAGTAACCAAATCTACCTGTTTTAATTGTTCTCTTTCATAAGTGCCTACATTATAAGCATATGGGTTATAAGAAGTTCCATGACTATGCATGATTAATTTCGCTTCAATTCCTAGTTCTTTTACTACTTCCAAATCTTCATAATTCATGATAAATAGCCAATCTTTTGAAGTAAAACTTTTCTTATATAGACAATCAATGCTAATTGTTTTATAAGGATAGTTAAGCATTTTGAATCCATCCATCAAATTATCCTCAAATTGTCTAGACCATGGGTTATGATTTTTAGAATCTAGCAACAAATTAAGCACTATTCCACCAGTTTCATAAATTCTTGTCTTGTTTTTTCATTCATAAAATTACCACGTAAAGATGAAGTTATCATTTCACCCTCTTTTTTAACTCCTCTATAAATCTGGCAAGTATGTCTGGCTTTTAAAATGACTCCACATCCTTGAGGCTGTAATTTATCTTGTAATTGCTGGCATATTTTTTCTGTCATATATTCCTGTGTGTTCAATCCTTTGGAATGATATTCAACTAATCTTGCCATCTTGCTTAAACCAATAATCGATTTATCCGGGATATATGCAATAATAGCTGTACCCATGAATGGCATCAAGTGATGTTCGCAAAGACTCATAAAGGATACATTCTTTTCAATAATCATCTGGGAGTATCCTTCTGAATCAAAAGTAGTCATATTAAATTCAATCGGAGTCAATAATTCTTTCAAGGTTTCGTAAACTCTTCTAGGTGTTTCTTCTAAAGATGGTTTTGCTGATGGGTCATACCCAAAATAGCTCATAATCTGAGATATTTTTAATTGGATGTCTTGCGTTACATGGATGTTGTTCATTTTCCTTCTCTCCATTTAATATCGATGTTATAATACTTCTTTGCTACATCATTAACCATTTTATCTATCTCTATTGTTGATTTATCATAGGAAACAAAAAAATGTCCTTTGGCTATTAAAGTTCCATCAACAATTAATTCCCAATTTATAATTTTTTTATCAATTCTAGGAATAACTATTACTTTATTCATTTCTATTATTTTACTCCTATGATTTTATGAATCTGCAAGCTTAAATGAGCTTCTCCATTTCTATAATTAGTCGAAACTAATTCAATAGTTCTTTTTAAATTTAATTCATAATTGCTATCCATTAACGGCTGGAGAGATACCATTTTTAGAGTATTAATGTATTTTTCTATGACTCGTATTGTTGTTCCTTCGGTAATTAAAAGCTTATATTCATCGATATAAGGTTCTAATTCTTCATTTATTTCTACCATTTTTGGTGAACAGGTAATCCATAACAAATCTTTGAATCTTTCTAAATTAAATTTTGGCTTCAATGATCCATTGGTTTCAATGATGATTTTTCTGCTATTCAATTGAAGATTTTCTAATAATTCATTATCGACTTGTAGTAATGGTTCTCCGCCAGTTAAAACATATAATTGTCTCATTCTTCTTTTATATGATATTAATCCAGCTAATGAAGTTTTTCTTTCATCGATTAAATTTTGAGGAGTATCACAAAAAATACAAGAAAGATTGCATCCATAAAATCTTATAAAAGTTGCAAATTCACCTGAGTATTTACCTTCTCCTTGAATCGATTCAAATGTTTCTTGTATTTTATAAGTTTTCATTATTTTTTAACTCCGACTCGTTATAAATAATTGATGAATCTTCTGATTCATAAATTTCTATTTGACTTATAGGTAGTTTTAGTTCGTCTTTAACTCGATCAAAAAGGTATTTAGCGATGTTTTCTGCTGTAGGATTTCTTAAAAAGTCATTCCAGTCTCTATGGTCAGGTATCATTTCTTTTAGATCTCTTTTTAAATTTGAAAAATCAACAGTAAATCCCACGTTGTTTAATTTCTCAAAACTTAAACTAACAATAATTTTCCAAGTGTGTCCATGGATATTAGCGCATTTTCCATGATAAAAAGGTAAATGATGTGCGTTGTCGACTTTGATTGCAACCTTAATTACATACATTTATTTATTGTACCTTCCTTTTTTCTTTTTCCATTTGCTCTTGATTAATTGGCTGAAACAAATCTTTATATTCAAAAGGTAACTGTAGAAAGAAATCTGGTGTAACAGCAAAAACCATTCTTAAAAAAAGGAAGATGAAAAAGTCTAGTTTTTTCTCTCTACTCATGGATTCAATTTTTACTAAATCTAAACGATACTCAACAATTTTGTTTGGTTTATTACTATTATTCATTATCTTCTTCCAAATCTGGGTATTTACATAAATCCTCAGAAACTCCTAAACCATCCAATACTTCTTGAAAGAATGAACTAAAAGGAATTCCCCAGTTAACATCATTGGAATCTGGATCTGGGTTATCCATCATAAATTCAACTAAGCATTCTACAAATTTTTGCATTTTTCCACGTTTAATTGTAACTAGCTTTTCTGGGTCTTGTGTAGGATCGTTTTCAAAAAGAAAGCTTATATTTTTTAAGGATATTTCCATCTTTAATTTATCCTTAGTAATTGCGAACTGCATCAAGGTTTCATTATATTTTTTCATTATTTTGTCCTTAGTTTTCTTTCTGCTTCTTCAAATTTTCGTAATGTAACCAAAGAAATTAAAGTATTTGTATTTTCTTCCATCATTGATAAGATGTCACGTATTTCCTCATAACAAAGAATAATTGATATTTTTGGAGCAAGTAATCTTTTCGTTTCAATTTCTCTTGAGTAGTAATCACGTTTCATTAAATTAACTTCTTATAGCCATCCAATAGAGTTAAAACTACTTTTCTCATGGCTTCTGCTCCACTATTAAATTGAAATGACTCTTTTGGATAACTGATTGATTCTACTGATTTTTTAACCTCTGCTAAAAGTTCGTTGGTGTTTGTTATTTTTTCCGTTTTGATTGCTTCGTTTAAAGTAGTTACTTTGTCTCTATCCCCGATCACTGCTAAATTTCCAACTTTAATTACTTTATTATCTTCCATTTTTTACCTCAAAAAAGACTTATATAAGTATGTATTTTAATACTATTTTTAATTACTTCAATTTTTACTAACAGTTAAATCCTGTATTGCCATTAATATTTTATCCATCATTTCTAATTTGCTTTTTTGTATTTTTCTTTGATATAGATCAGGTAATCCTATCAAAGCTAATAAAGCAATCGGACCCATTAGTAATCCATAAAAATACCATCTTGTAGTAGGATAACCTTTCCATTTAGCTATATCCAAACATATAGTAGGTATAAAAAAGATGTACCAGGCAATAATAATTAGACATAATATGGTCCAAATATTCATTTGTTCTCCTTTTTTTCTTTGAGATAATCACGATAGTTTTTATATTCTGTGCATTTCTTACGACAGAGAATGCAATTAGCTACAGCCATTGTTAAAGTAAATACTTCTTCACTATTTAAACAAGAAATTATTTTTACCTCAGCTAGTGTTTTTTCTTTCTCAGTCATTTTTCCTCTTTTACAAAGTCATTGATAATTTCTTGACAATTTCTAATGCCGAGATTTAACCCTCTATTTTTTTGTGCCATAGGTGGTATATCTAATGCTATTAGCCAATCTTGTTGTATTTTTACATCCATTTTAAGAATCAATTCTTTTTTAACATCCCTATCGAGAGCTTTTAAGATTTCTTCACAAGTTTTATAACCATCGTCTTCAGGAAAATAATGACCCTGATTGTACTTTATTTCAAGTTTTAGAAATTCCCTCTGTTCATCTGTAAGTAATATTAATTTTTTCATTTTTTCTTTCTCCTTGAATCGGTTAAATCAAACAATAATAAATAGATGATGCATAAAATAACGATGGCTGTTGCATATATTGGATGAAAAAGTATTAACCACCAAAATATTAAGAAAAAGATCATCTCTAATAACATTTAATTCCTACCTTCTTTGACTAATTTTAATAAATGATGCATTCTTTCTAATTCATCTAACTCTTTTATATCTGCAAATAATTCTTTAAAAAGCAATCTGATCTGTTTTACTGTATAGTTAAATGCTAATTCTTTTATAGCTACCATTGACCATTCTTGATTTGCTAAATATAGCTGATGGTTAATTTCTATTATTTCTTCGGTTTTAGGGTACATATCCATTCTATTTATTCTTCCATCCATAATTTTTTAAATCTTTTTTAGTTGCTTTATAAAATTCGTAACTTAATTTTTCTTCAATAAATTCAAATAGTTCCTCTTCAATTTCTTCCTCTGTCTTTCCATCAACATCAATTTCAACTATTTCATCCAAATCTTCAAGAGTAGCTTTAATTACATATTTTTTGTATACAGCATTTTTAAGTAAGTCTGCTTTTAACTCATCAGTACAACATGATTCAGGTAAATCTTCAATCTTCATTCCCTCTAAAGCTTTTTTAATCCATTCCTTATTTTCTTTCCACCAATAACAATGTTCAATATCACATCTATTAATCTTTTTAGCTTTTTCACATGTTTTCAAATATTGAATGGCTTGTTCTTTTCTTATTTCTTCCCATGTATGACTCATTAAACATCTTCCCTCATATATCTTTTAAATTCATAGTTTTTATATTTTTCACAATTTTCTTTTCCACAACACGACCAGCAATAATCATCAATATTTCTTTTTTTGCATAATTTGACTCTATTTTTAGCTATTCTTTCTTTTTTTATTTTTATTTCTTCATCAGTCATTTTTGAATTCCTCATAATTTATCTCTATCACATATTTAGAATTAATTTCTTTGTTTCCTTGTCTATACCAAAGAGCGTAGGTTTCTTTGTTTGAATCTCTATCATCGTAATGAGTTCCTCTTACAGAAGAGTTACCTACTAATTTTGAAAACTCTATTATTTCTCCGTTTTTTGAATCAAGTAATTTTTCTTCAACTATAATGCTATAGATTAAAGATTTAATTTTTTTCATTTTTTCTATCTCTTTTCAATTTCTCCCATTATTTCAATATAATTATGAGTTTCGATTACTTCCCAGTAATTTTTTGCCAATCTTATAAAAGCGTTTTGTTCTGTTTTCGCATTTATTTCGATTAATCTGTGATTTTTATCCAATTCGTAAAAGTTATCATTTTCTTTTCTTAGCATAAATCCATATATTCTCATTTTGTTCCTGCCTCTCTAAGAATATTTAAAATATCTGTGCAAGACATACAATAACATCCTTCTTCCATAAACTTTTTTTCTAATTCTTTCCATTTCTTAGGAGAGAATATTCTGTATTTTTGTTTTTTTAAATCCTTTAAAGCTATAGACATAATTTGTTTTTTTGTTAATATATCGGTCAAATTAATCCTCCGTAATTCTTTTCCAATTAACTTTGATAATGTTAGATTTTACTAATGAATTAACAACTAATCTTGCCATCTGGTTTTCAACATCTTCTTTGGTGCATAAATCATCAATTTTTAAATTTATTTGTATTGAATGTAATCTAACTGTTTCAATCTTTATTTCATATTGAATCGGGTCTTTTTTAATCGTCATTATGCATATACCTAAATTTTAATTGATTAAGTTTTTCCGCTGTGTTAATGATTACTTCTTTTAATTCAATTCTATTTATCCAATCCGTAGGAAGTTTATCTGAACCTAAATAAGCTCCTAAGATTTGTCCAGTAATGGATCCTGTACTATCTGAATCTCCTGAATGGTTAACTGCTACTCTTAATGCTTGTTTAAAATTATGTTGATATTTTAACGAACAATAAATAGCAATTGCCAATGCTTCTTCGGCTATCCATCCCTGACCAATAAATTCTATAATTTCCTGATCTGTATGCTTTCTAGTTTGTTCCGCAAATTTAATTGCCTGGAATGCTTTGTAGGTAGTAGAGTTATTTAGAGTATTGCTTACTCTTTTTGCTGATTCTAATATAGCTACTTTTAAGTCATAACCCATCAAAAGTAAACTAATTAAATAAGATAAAAATCCAGCCGGGATATATGCTTTTTCTGAACCATGGGTAATAGCTGCTATATGACATCCAGCTTCAAAGGATTCATCATGTCTATAAACCAATCCTACCGGGGCGATTCTCATTAAACCACCACAACCAGAACTATCATTAATCGGTTCTCTTACTGTTCCTAACTTATTACTTAATAAAGATTTAATACAAGTTTCTCCCGGTGATCTAATTTTCCATAATTCTTGAATACTACTTAAAAAACTATCTTTGTTAGTTGATTTATTTGGATAGCCTTGCGTTGCTAACCATTGTAAATAAGATTGATAAATAAAATTAATGGTTTCTTCTCGGTTATCTCTTATATTTTTATCAGCTATAATTAATCCCTCGGCTGTAAATAAAGTCATTTGCGTATCGTCAGAAATTAATGCTTTTTTGGTTTTAAGATCTATTTCTGGGTCCTGTATTCCATAATATCCATAATGGGTCTGAATCGCATTAAAACTTAAAAATTCTATAGGATAGCCTAATGCATCACCTAAAGCTCCGCCAAGTAAGCAACCTGTGATTTTATTTCTCATCTCTTTCCCGTCCATGATTATTTTCCTTCTTTACTCTCAAAAAGGACTAAAGCGTATTTATGATAGTCTTCTCTTTTTTGGATAGCTTTGACTAGACTTCCTAATTTTTGTGTAGTTTTATTTACATATTCCCAGCTTGTATAGCTTGATCCATTTTTAAATTCTATTTCTGTATTGCCATTCATTTTTACTCTCCTTTAAGTTGTCTCATCAGGGTTAGTAACTTATTTCTAACCGACTCGGATTTTACTCCGAGTTTCGACTTTAATTATGAGCTGATCCCTCTTTTTTGTAGAAATAACTACCGACTGGATTATTGGCTAAATCGAATAACTTTCCGTTACCTTCTACTAAAGACCCATCTACTAATGAATCAATTAATATTCTTAGGACGTTTCTTGCTGTCATATCGTCAGTGGTTTTGATGTTTATAATTAATGTCATTTAAATTGTTCTCTCCTGACAACCATTACAGGTCTTTACTTCTAGTCCAGTTCTTAAACAAATTGAATCTTTTTTACGATATTCCGTACATTCTATTATTATCTTTTTAATTAACTTTTCTCTTGCCTCTTCTTTAACTGTGATGGTTTCTACTAATAGTTCAACCCATTCCATTATTGATCGGATAGCCCACCAAAAATAATTACCTCTTAATTCGTTGATAAGTGTTCCCCAGCAAGCCATATAATTACCTCCATCTGTTTGATAGAAACCTGTTTCTTCTTTTTGGTTTGTGCCATGATGGATTTTATATCTGAAATAAAGATTGATTTGTTTCTTTTCTTTATTTCTAAGCCATACTGAATTTGGGCAATCTGAAGCTGAATTCTCGTCATCATCTTCGCCCCACATATCAATAGCTAATGGTAGTACTATATCTTCTACTTCCTGCAACCATCTTATAGCTATTTCACGTCTTTTCTTCTCTCCTTCTAGCATCTTGTTTATTCTGTTTTTTAGATCTTCCACTTTGCCCTCCTAGGCTTTTTTATTTACAACCTCTTGGTTGATTGCTATTAATTATAGTGACTTATAATTAATAATCAAGTATTTTCTTAATTTATTTTAATAGTTTTTTTTCATCTAAAAGGGTAATTAATTTATCCCTCATAAATGAATAATTCTTAACTGGTAGTTCACAATCTTTAATTAAAAAGTCATAGATGATATTTAATTCAGTGCTTGTTGCTTCTCTCAATGATTCTTTGTTGATTAATTTTAAATATATTTCCTTTTTTCTAAGCTCTAATCCTGTATTTTTGATTAATAAAAAGATTGTCTGCGTTAATTTGGTATAATTTGATTCTTCATCGACTATTTCTACATTATTTAATAATCCTTCATTGATAACCATATCTCTAGCTTCATCCATGGTAAATATGCAAATAATGACTTCATTATTCCATAAGTCATCTAATTCATGTAATTCTTGGGTCTGTCTTTTTCGATCAATCGTAAATGTAATTTCTTTAGATCCATCTTTAAAATTTTTGATTACTCCGACTGTAGCTTTTTTAATTTGTATCATTATTATTCCTTGTCATTGTTAAATAGAGAAACTTCTGGTTCTTCTATTCTTTCGATCTGTTTCAATAAATATTCCATTCTGCCTTTAACTGTTTCTATAGTCCTTAAAATTGACCCACATTCCCCTAATGAGTTATTTAATTCAAGCTTGAATTGTTTGCTATTACGTTTAAAATCTCTGCTTTCTTCTTCCAGTTTTCTGACTAATTGTTGTTTATAACTATTCCATGTATGATTTTCATTTGTAAGTATTCCTGCTGATTCCAAGAACTTTTTTACTTCTTCATATTGTTTGATTTGCTCTTCTAAGTTGTCGTTAGTATTTTTAATTTCTTCCAATTTCATCCAAAGTTTATGTCCGTAATTTTTACCCCAATATTGACCAAGTTTTTCATTCTGTAAATTAACAATCGCTTCTTTAATTCTTTCTTGTCTTGTCTTTGGTTTATCACTCAAAGCATTATCGGACAATCGATTGATTAATATTCCTAACAAAAAAGTAGAATCCAAAACTACTTCTCTGTAAGGACTTTTTTTCTTACATTGCATTGTTGTTAATTTTTCGGATATATAAAATAAACCAGCACTTTCCGGTACTTCTGAAATATTAATTAAATTGGTAGGACAAACGAAATAGAAGTTATTACAAGTCGTTAAATATCTCTGCCATTTATCATCTTGAATGAAATCATGACGATTTACCTTAACTTCATACCCGGTTATTTGATCTTTGCCCCATGAAGGTTTTATCGACCAGGCATCTAGTCGACCTTTTTGTCCCGGGATATTTAATTCTGTAAAACAATGTTCTCCTCGATTCCTACATCGTTCATGGATAACTTTAGTAATATCTTGAGCTGTCATTTTTTCCTCTTGATGTAAGGAACAATATAACAGTTAATTTTATTTTCTGCTTTGATCATTTTTAATTGTTGTTTAGTTACCATTTCTGGGTTATCGAAAATATTTCCAATTTTTTTGAAATATCTCAGTTCGCTTAATTCAACTGTTTCTCCTTCACTAGCTCCTCTAAGATGTTTTGCAATTCCTTTTGCCGTTAATAGTGTTAGTCCTTTATATGTAATATCTTCTTTATTCCATACAATTACTATTTGGTAATCATCTTGATCGAATGGATACAAATTGCTAGTTAATAAATCTCCCGGATATAATTCTTTATCTAACTGATCTTTAGTATTGATATATTGACCAACTGTTATTGGATCTACTTCTGGTTCAAAATAAGAATCTTTTGAATGCTCGGTAATATAAAAATTTCCTTTAGTAGATGCTGAGGTTTTTAAATCTCCAAAAATCCACTTATTTTCTCTTAAAGTTTTATGTAGTATTTTCCCTCTGTATTTACTAATCATTTCAATTTAATCCTTTCTCTATTTAACTTCTCTTTCTTTATTCTCGATGATTTCAACGTCAAAATATATATTCTTTGTTAATTCTCCAAAATACTTGTTTAAATGTTGCCAATATTCATGATCTTGATAAATAAACATGATAGATATACCAAAATTAGAAGGTTTAACTTTTAATCCTTTGTTAAAAGTCCAACCAGTAATTTCAACTTCTTCAATTACCGATGAACCTAAATCGACTCCATTTTTAACTGCGTAATTATCCCATTCAAAAATAACATTAGGAAGTTGTGGATAGTTTTCTTTAATTTGTTCAACCGATAAATCTTTTATCTTCACTTTTTACCTCTTGCCATTCTGCATTGTATTGATAAAATCCTTCTGAATGATAGTCAGGTTCAGAATAAAGCCATTCTTTTTTTATTTTTCCTTCTCTAATATACCAATCAATCCAATCTTTTAATGTTTCTTGTTTTCTGAATTTTAAAATTAAAAAGTTTCTTATTTTTTTAAAAATATTTATCATCATCTACTCCATATTGATGTAAATTTCATCACCATATTTTTCCCAATCTTTACCTAATTCTTCTAAGCTCCATGAATTTCTTATATCTTTTTTTGCATAATGACAACCTTGTAAACAATCCATTATTGTTAAACAATTCCAACAGCACATATTTTTTGAGTAAGGACAATTTGAAAATTTAAAATTACATTTTTTTGTATCTGTTTCATCTACTATATAGCAAATCATTTCCAAGTAACCTCAATTTCGATTTCTTGCTTTTTTTCTTCTGCATCTATATTTTTGGATGTTTCACATTCCATCCAGCATCTACCAGATAAATTACATAATTGACAGCAAGTTGCTGTTTCGGCATTAGGTAAGTAGCAAATTCCTTCACAGGTTTTACCGGAATAATGGCAAGCAGGAAACATTGAACTCATTTTGATTCCTTATTTCTTATTTTGTATGAATCTTTTTTACCAGAAAAAACATATTTATTATTGATACAAGTTAAATATCTTCCTCCTTCAGTAAATATTACAATTTCTTTATGATGCATTATTTTAGTTGTTGAAACTCCATAAGCTCTATTACACATTCCAGGCTTTCTAACTATCTTTGCAGATTCATAAATTATTCCAGTAAACATTTCTATAGGCTGTTTCCAATCAATTTTTATTTTTTTCATTTTTTAAATCTTCTTTTAATCCATGAATAATAAGTTAGTTTTTTGCCAGTAATTTTTGGCATATTAATTGCAATTACTAATTGACTGTATCTAGTTTCTTTTCCAAAATACCATGGATATATAAATTCATATTTGTGTAATTCTATCCATTGTTTTACTTTAAATGGCAAGTGCTTTTTCCCTCCATAATAAGTAAAAGTTTTTTGCCAATAGTTTTGATAACTACTAAGAATCTTCATTTCTTACTCCTGATTAATTCTGAAAGCAATACAAAGATACAAACAATAATAAAGAATGTTATGTCTTTATCAATCATTTTCGATCCAATCCATAAATTCTATTTTTAAGGTTTTTCATCGAATCATAAAATTTATGAGCGTCAACTTGTGTACTGTAATTCCAGTAATTTTTAGCTAATTCCTCGAATTGTTTTAAATCGCCTAAAAAATGGAATTGGCATCTTTTATTGTTTTCTCTTTCAATTTTTTCTATCTTGAAGTCTAAAGCTGTTAATAAAGAAGCGATACCTATATCTGATGTAATATAATTCTCATTCATTTTTTTTCTCCTTGTTTTACTATTTTATATCCTTTTACTCTTAATGGGCAACCATTCTGACTTGGTAATTTAGTTGGATAAGAATTTCCAGAAGGTTCAGTATGTCCACCTCCAGCATTACAATACCATCCTATATCTTGATTAAAAATAAAAAGCTTACAATACTTTTTTTGTATTTTTCCCGGTGCGCCAAATAAAGGTCCTTTATATCCATTAATACAATCTTTTAGGATTTTTTCATACTTTATATGTATCATTTTTATTTCCTGATTCATAAATAGTTACGTTCCACTCAAGGTTTTTTACAGTATTGGTTATTCCTAAACAATTACTTTTTAATGTTTCGGAAACCGAACCCATCCATAGATAAATTTTGCCATTATCTAAGATTAAAAAGCTCCCTCTTTTACCACCAGTAAATAGATATATCTGGTTCATCAAAAACTTTTGTTTTGTTTTTTTGAACCAATCTCTTGAAGCTAGGAAGCCATGGATCATTTTCTTTTCCTATTCTTGGCTGCTGTTTTAGGTCTTTTGGTTACTCCATATTTTTTAGCTATTTTTAATCGTTTTGTTACTGAGTGATGGCTCTGTTTTCTTTTACCTTTTAAAAAGGGGTCAATATTCTGTATTTGCTTAGTTTTTTTTATTTCTTCCATTCCTGCAATTAAGCCAGTAGTTAAAATTACTGCTGCTGTTTTGTTATCCATGGTATGTACCTCATTTCTTTAATTTTGTCTAAATCACTTCTTGAATAACTTTTAATCAAACTAGAACCATCACAATTGGTAGAGTCAATATTTTTAATAATACTATCCTTTAGAAATATATGTTCGTTTACTATACTGATTCCTTTGATAGCTTGGACCATATCGATATTTAAAAAGTCAGGATGCCCGGAATTATTTAAAGCACCCATAATTATCCAGTCAATATCTTCCAATCCAAAAGTGTATATATCGTTAAAATTCAACATAGGTTCATAGCTAACAAATGTATTTACTCTATATTTTCTTTTCAATTCGTTGAGTAAATCTACTCTCATCATATCTTTTTCTAAAAAGTTTGTTTCAATAGTTGAGCCAAACCAAAAGTATTCTCTATATATATAAGATGTGGCTGGATCGTTTTGTAATCTAGCCATTACTCTTAAATATCCTTCTGGATTTTTCGTTAAAAATAAAAATCTATGAGGCTTTTTACTATTCAATACTCGTTCAATATTAATTTTCATACAAGATTTAATAACTTTTGATCCTAAATTTTGATAGATTATTTCAGGATTTTCTTTATCTATCCAATCGCAATTTGAAAAATAATCACCCATAGAACCCGGGAAAATAACTGTTTCCTTTTTCTTTTTGATGATTACTTCTATATCTTCTTTTAATCTTTTTTCTGAATGAGTTGGTTTGAATCCATAGGGATAAATTTTCGGGAATCTTTTTGCCATTTTTCTAGCAAAGCAATAAAAACATTCGTTTATACATCCAGTTGCAAAATTCCAAGTAAATCCCGGTTTGCCTTGACTATCTAGGACCCATTCGATAGTTGTCTGATTGTTAACTATTTCTTTTTCTCCTTCCTGACTTTAATGGACATTTAGAACATTCAACTTTAGACGGAATGCACATCGAGCATGGATAAATAGATTTTCCACAGCTAGGGCATTTTTGAATAACAAACGATACAGCTAATTCTACTTCAATTCCACATTTCGGGCATAACTCATTGACTACTTCATAAGGATAATATTGATGCAATGTATCTTTATTACTCATGATTACTTAGGACTCCTTATTAACTATTTCGATCGTGCAAAATTGTCTTCTACAAGGAATTTCATCGCCACCTTTCCAATCTTCTGAACTTCCTTTAACATATTCGTTTTTAGTTAATTTTATAGGATAGAAATCGATATTTTCTGTATCAAAATCAGTAGTAACTATAGCTAAAAAAGTTCCTTTTCTGTTATGCCTAACTTTTATTATTGTTCCTTTTTTGATAAGCATTACTTCTCCTTATTAAATTGACTTGCTTGTAATGATAGCCAGATATTATATGGATTTTTAACTGGTTTTTGTGTTAATAAATAGTCTCCATAATCTTCTAAAGGTGTTAATTCATGATTTATTTTTGTTACCACATAATTATCATCAGTTATTTTTACCAAACCATGATCTTTAGTAACTCCTTGTTCTTCGTGAAAAGTATAGAGATATTTATATCGGTTCATTTTTCTTTCACCAATTCCGAATTATCAAAAATATTTCCAACCATTCTAGGGTTGAAATCATCTTTGTTATTCATGATATATCTCAAATAAGTTCCGGTCCAAGTGATTCCTTTTGGATTTCTAACTTTGAATGAACCTTCTTTAAATTCAACAACCAGAAACACTAAATCTTTTGGTGATTTATCTTCAATGGTTATGATATCGTTTTCATGTATATATTTCTTGTCGATATCTCTCCATTCGGAATAAATTGATACGGTTTTTGGATCTACTTTTATACAATACCATGATTCCATGGTTGCTGTTGGAATCATGATTGCTGTTTCTTCTCCGAATATATTACCATACCCATAAATCCATTCACCTTTTGTATCCTCTTCAATGCTTTTTCCTTTAACCTTTGGTATCATTTTTATCTCCTAAAAGTTCGGATTCCATCTTAATCATGGTTTTAAATAAAACATCTGAAATTTCCACTACGTCAAAACTATTTACTAATCCTATCAAAGGAAAACTAATTGTCTGCTCTTCTCTAGTCAAAATAGCTCCATGATGGATCCTAGATCCATTTTTTCTAAAATCCCATGTGCATTCAGTATTGCTAAATTTTACTGGATTGACTAGCTTAAATGTATCCCGCTTATTGAATATTGTAATTCTTTTCATTGATACAACTCTTTACTATTTTTTACTAACCTCTCAATTAAACTCAATGCTTCTTCTCCTTTTGTTTTAAAAATAAAATCATGTAATGTTTCATTCTCGGGAATAGTTAAAAATTCATCTAACTTAAAAAGGTCAAATTCTTCTAAATCGGAGCATTCCATTAATACTGTATCTTTGAAAAAGTTGATGTCTTTTCCAAATAACTTTAAAAATTTATCTCTGGTATCTTTACTCCATAATTTAGGCATTTGTTTTGCCCTCCAAAATATACCGTAATGCTCTCTCAGCTTGACTAGCTGATTTGATGAATAGATATTTATCCTCTTTTACTGCTGTTGACCATCCATTGATATAATTAGCAGCCATGTTGATTGGAAAAGGTATTTCGGATAGTTCTAATAAATAAGAAGCTCCCATCTCAGCTATCATTTCCTCTCTACTATATTCTTCCTTAGTCGGTCTCTTATCGCTAATGCATCTATTTAATCTTGATTCATGCCCGGTAGAATGAATTAACTCATGGAATAAAGCTTCATAATAGGCATCTTGAGTGACAAATCTATTAATAGGTGGTATTCCTATATAATCTCCAACCGGTGCATAATAACCATCGTTGTCTGTTCTGATTTCCGGGCAATCTTTGTAATTGTTGATTATTGATTCGGCGTTAATGTTTTTCTCAATTCCTGTATCTTCTATAGGTTTTAGTAGTTTTATATCCACTTCACATTGTTTTACATTAAATACCGTGTAACTTTCTAATAGTGGTATTGTTTCTTTTTTGTCGTCTTTTTTGATTTCGATAGGTTTCCAAAAAATGATGGTTGTTCCTTTTTCTTTAGCTAATACATGACCATTGATTTTTTTGACTTGATTGAATGTTAACCATCTAGGATCCTCGTAACCTTTCATAGCCAAAATAAATATATTAATTCCATGATATGAATAATCAGTAACCCCATTTTTAAGGTTTAAGGATAGCCATCTTTTTTTCCAAGGAATTGTACCTTCCTCGATTGCTTCTAAGATTTGTTGATTAATTTTTTGTATAATCTCATCTGTTCTCATTTATTCATCCTTTTTTCATTTTTTTTCATCTTCATCTTACCATTAATTATAGGTATTTATCTTAATTAATCAAATATTATTTTATTACTAAATTATTCATTAACTCTTTATATCTAGCATTAAATTCATCAATAGTAAAAAGATCATTGCAATTACAAAAATCTTCAAAGGTTCTTTCATCTTCTGAACCTTGCCAAACGAATGATTTACCAAATGCTTCCAAAGCTGTTTGTTTATGTAATTTATTCATATTGTATCGAAAGAATTTATCACTATTTAATCGATAGTTAACCAAGTTGTCTTGAATAATCGATATAAATCCTTCATGGCAAAACTTTATCTTTTGTTGGATTAAATTGCTAAAAATCAAAAGCTGAACCCCAGAAAATCCTTCTGTCTTCTTCGTCTTGGTTAGAAAAAGTTCTTCTTTTAACTACTTTATTATTTCTACTAATCCAATCTTTCCATAATTTCTCAAATTCTATAGGATCATTATGGTATAGCCACATTCCAAAGTATTTTGTATTGTTAGGTACTTTTCCACCATCTCTTCGATAGAATCCATTAGGAACGCCTTTTCTGTTTAGATTCTTTATAAATGCCATTCTTGTTAATTTATTTTTCATTATTACAACCGTCCTTGTATGTGCATTTTGTATGTATCGAATGCTGTATCAAATCTAACTCGATTATTTACATAAAGCCAAATACCGTATCTTTTAGTTCTATTCGGTATTTTTCCTCCAAATCTTCTTAACTGATCTGCCGGAACACCCAATCCATCTAAATACTTTATGAATTGTTTTTGCGTTATTGATTTTCTTGTTTTACCAATCATTTTTACTACTCCTTTTCTTCTTCATCTTCATTAATTCTATCAATAGCATACTTTAAGCCAACCTGAGCTAAAGGATGATAATCGCCTTTTTCTGCTGCTTCTTGATAAATCTTAATTCCTGCTTCCAATTTCTTTATCAGCTTGTTCTTGTAGTGATTATGAATAATTAACAACTGATCCAAACAATAAGTGCTGATTTCTCCATTATCTTTTAATAACTGAACATCACTTTTGAAGCTCATCTTTACTCTCCTTTATTTCTTTAGGACAACCATCTTTTGGTGGGAATAAATATACAAATTTACCTTTATTTCTGTAATAATATGTCAATTGTTTTTTGTTATCTCCACAAGTAAAAAATCTTACTCTCCAAATCCATTGAAATTCAGCAAATCCACATTGCGAACAAGAAACTATTTTTCTCTTTTTTCCAAGTGAATCAATGATATAAAATTTTGGTCTTTCTTTGATTGTCATTCTTTTCCTTCTTTTTTATTATTGTTGTAATCACAATGTTTTTGACATTCTTCTAAAGTGCTGTAAATATTCGGATAGTGAGTTATCAATGGATCAAACTTATCTCTTATCTTGTTATTATTTTTAAAAGATACTGTTTCTAATTGATTGTCTTTATAGGTATTTGAGATATTACTAAATCTTGCTACCAAAGAAAATGGTTGACTATTGCTTTTTGTAATGTCTAAATCAAATAATTCCAATTTAATGGGATAATAAGTACAAATAGTTTTTGCACATTCACAATCAGCTTGTATTGAGTTACCATTAATTGCTGTATATGTTATTTTTCTGGAACCATCACATAAATTGCATTTTTCTTTTTTTGTATATTTAATTTCTACTCCCCAACAAATACCAAATAAATCTTTGGTTGCTTCTTTAAATTTCATACGTAAAAAGTTACTTTCCAAATCTTGTTTTTCTTGATTCAATAGATATTTTAAATCACTAATTTCTCTTTCCTTTGTTCGATATTCTTGAACTGTTTTAGTTAGTTCTATATTCTCTTTCTGTATTTGTTCGTAATATTCTTTTACATGAGATTTAATCGCTACTAATACTTTTGACTCAAATTCTCTCGCTAATTCATTTAATACATCTTCCTCAAAATTACTTTCTTCAAATTCTTCAAAGTCTAAATTATCCATCTTACTCCTCAACTAAATTTTCTTTGATTACTTCTAACAATTCCTCTTCTGATTGAGCGATTACTTTTCCACATTCAGGACATTCAAATAAATCGTAACCATCATTAGATAATATATTCTTATAGGTAACAATTAACTTTTCATCAACCGTTACTTCTTGAGTAGCGTTTCCGCAAGGATTAAAATCAACATGATTAATAATAGCTAAACAAGCAGGACAATTAAATTTTTTATTCATCTAAATCCTCTTCCTCTGATTCTTCATATAAAATACTTTGTTTGGTTAATTCTCTGCAGATAGGACAAATCATTGAATCTCTACTTTTAGTCCAGTTTTTTTCTTCTGTTGAGTCTCCACAAATAGGACAAGTTAAATAAACTTTCATTTTAAATTTTTAATTTCCTCTCGTAAATCTTTTAATGCCTTAATTCTGGATGATATATCAACAGCATTCATACAATAATCATAATCCCATTTTTCGATTACTTTTATTTTGTCTGTAGGTCCATAGACTTCTTCATTATTAAGATCATGAATTGTTATTTCCATTAGCTGAGAATATTGTATTTCTAAAGCTTTATTAATCTTAGCTAATACATCTTTTTTTCTCATTTAGATTCCTCATATTCGCTATCTAAAATTATTCTCCTCATGTGAGCTGCTGGATCGTTGCTAGGTGGAATAGGTGAATAATTTTTAAAGCAGTCTTCCTCTTTTGTTTCCCGGATAATGTGTTTGATACAATCTATACATACTTTGGGATTTCCTCTACCTCTTTTAGTCGGCTCATAATTTAAGAAATTGTTTATACAAGTGTCACAAGTTTTCATATTGAATCCTTTCATTGGTTATGAGTACATTCCCATCCGATTTTATCCAATTCTTCCTCTTCCAATTCTTTATTTATTTCTTCTAAAGAGCTTTCACAAAATTCTTCATAAAACCATAAACTATCACAGCAAGAAGTTTTTAAAGTTTTTTTGTTTTGTATTAATCTGCCATAAAAACTATAGTTGTTATTTTCTCTTGCGAATCCAACAAAATATCCTTTGTATTTATGTCGAAAGATTCTAGTTAATTTAAAGTCTGGTGTAGGAGCTATACCTGCCAAAGTTTTTTCTATCGCTGTTTTTCTCATTTTAAATTTTTATTTCTAGAAATAATACTGCTGCATCATATTTTGATTGATGACTCATCGAATTATCTGCAATTATTTTGTCTTTTTGCTCTTTTATTTTAACTGCATATTTTAATTCTAAATAATTATTTATTTTTTCTAATATCTCAAAATAAAGAAGATCATCCGGCGTAATACATTCATTTTGAATACAATCATTTTCTTTTCCATCGTTTATATCTATCCACCATTGATTAGATTCTTCTTCTCGAAATATTAAGAATTTATCTTCTTTTATTTGATTCAATGAAACTCCATTTTCCCATAATTGACAACCCATTAAATCTGTGTGTAATTGATTAAATTTTTCATAAATCAATTTGTTTTTTAAGTTTGGATCCGGCACTACAGTAATTCCATATTTCTTGAATCGATAATCCGGTAACTCTGGATAAGTAAAGAAGTGTTGCCATCTTTCAAAAGACCTACCTTTTGCTAAATCGTAACAATGGTCGATAGTAAATGTTAAAATTTCTCCATCTTTGACCATTTCCTTCAAACCAACTTTAAGATCAGCTAATTCATCTGTAGAATTAAATTTTATTTTCATTTTACTACTCCTTATTAATAATCGTCAGGAAACATAATTGTTACAGCTTGTCTAAATCCTGTATCCAAGAAAGCATCGGCAATAATCCATATTTTCATTGATTCATCTACAGGGTGCTCGTAGGATGCCAAAATTCTTTCTCCACTAAATAAACATTCATCATTAGATTCTAAATCTTCCTGATGCATATTTCCCCAATCTAATTGAAGAAATCTTTCTATACAATTTCTTACAAAAAGATAAAATCCAGCATCTTTTTGGGTTTTAATTGATATATCTTTTGTCGCTACTTGTGGAGCATGTGCCAAAGTATTTCTAAGAAATCTTAACTCAGTATCCACTAATCCAAAGTTTTCTTCTGTTCTGTCGAATTTAGGTCTAATCTGTTCTAATCGTTCTAAGGTTTCTTTTAATAACTCTTCATTAACCATTAGTAATCCTCGCTTCTTGAAAGTCCTCTGAATTTTCAAAGTGGATTAATCCGTTCTGATTAGTTTTTAGTAAACAAGCTTCTGTTTCATTTGATTGACTAATCCAAGTGATTAAATATCCTTGAGAGACTTTCTGCTTCGTTAGTATTTTTGTCTTATATCTTTTTTCTCCATCGGCATAAAAGGATATTATTAGCTGTCTGCCATAATCGATAGGTTTTGTCATTTTATTTTTCTTGCAGCTTCTTCTAAAATATCAATAGCTTTACTCAAATCTTTTTCTTTCAATTTATTTTTGAGTAACTCAAATTCTGTAGGAGTAAAACAAATATTATTGCTCTTGAAATCAATTAGAAATTTTCTTTCTTTTTCTGTCATTTTGTTTTTACCGGATCGTCGATAAAGACTTCGTTAATTTCTTTTGACTCAAACCCTATTCGATATTCTTCGTAATTACTCATTATGTCTAAACAATCTTTTCGATTTAAAATTAAATTTTTTCTTTTGCAAGCTAATTGACAAACCATAGTGATATCAAACATATTTGTTTTTCCGGATTTCTGAACTTTTAAATACGCTTCAAATTTTTCTCTAGTCATTTTTTTCCTTCTCTTTCTTGTTTTTTTAATGCTTCAAAAAGAGGACCAAAAAATTTAGTTGTTTCTGGTGTAGTGCTCCATCCTAAATCTGTTTTTGCTTTGTACAAAGAACTCCAAAGTCTTAATGCTTGGCTACTTGTTAAATTTTCTATAGGTATTTCTAATAACATTTTAGTTATTCTTTTTTTTAGCTAGAGTAAAAACTAGCCATTTTCCTTCTGGATAGTAAGATTCAAACATTCTTAGAAAAGCGAATAGTTCTGAATCATCAGTAAATGTGTAATGAGTTACGATGTTATTGCTTTCTGGATCAGTAGCTACCTTAATCATTTGACGTTCCTTTAATCGTTACAAAGGACCAAGTTAAACCTGGAAAATTGAATTCAAGCATTCTTAATATTTTAATTGTCAAATGTAAAGTTTCTACACATAAATATTTAATTTCAGACTCGTGAGTGTTGTACATAATCTTAATCATTTGGATGATCTCTCGATGGATGAAGCCATACAGGAATCGCAAATTGCTCCCTCGTCACAGGGGCGATTACCGGTAAATGGTGATTCTGAACAATACTGATTCATTTTAATTTGATGGGTAATAGCTGCTTCGACTTGATCGATTTCATCTAAATAAGATTGCTCTTCGTCCTCATCACATAGAATGAGTTTCTTTTTTAAGGTTGCTAGCTTGTTTTCTAGTCTATCTTTCTCTGTCATTTATTCATCCTTTCGTCATTTTTTACTAACTACTATTAATTATAGTTATTTTTAATTAATAAACAAGTCTTTTCTTACTTAAATTCTTGGTTAGGATTAATTTTCTTTTGAACGATTTCTTTAGTCTTTATTAATTTCTCATGGTCTTCGTTGATTAATTTAAACATATCTAATGTAACAAGCATAAAGTAGTCATAACTAGACTCTTCAATCTTGTCATAGATAGTTTTTATTTCACTTCTTCGTATGTAATATTTTTCAACCATTACATGAACTTTGTATTTCTCATTTTCCAAATCAAATAATAAATCCTCAAAAAGTAGTTTGTATTGAATAGTTTCATTAATATACATCATGATTTCTATCCGATCTAAACCGCTCTGATTATCTGTTCTGTAAGAAAAATAGTAATTACCAACTAAATAACTCATATATCGATAACTCATACAATCAATAATTTTCATTTATTCCTCTTTAATGATTCCATACTCTCTAATTAATATGTTAATAGTATTTACTAATCCATATTGTTTTTTAGCAATCAATTTTACAATCTGTGTATCATCTAAATATGGATAGAAATCATGCACATATATATCAGGAATACATATTTTTTTCTTGATTGCTATATTTGGTATGGGTATTTTAACTTTCTTAGGATTTAAAGCATCCATGACTAATTTGCATAAATTATCAATATCAGGTTTAACTGTATGGTTAATTCTTTTTTTTGCTGACTTAGGCTTAATAAATGTAAACTGAATGACCATTACTAATGGAATATTACCCTTCCGAAATTTGATCGCTTCTTCTTTGTAGTTTTTGATATTCTTAATAAATTCATCAATGATTTCTTTTTCGGCTATAACTGTTTTGGTTGGAGTAAAACTGGAAGTTGAACATATTCTAGCTCTTTGTTTTCCTACAATCTCGGAAGGGTAAACGGTAAAACTAATCATTACTTTTCGTTTTCTAAAATTTCTAGTTCCATACCTAATTCTTCTTGTTCTTTAGCTGAACCTGTATTATCTGCTGATTCTTTGTTATCCTCTTTGGAAAAATCACCAAACAAAGTCGGCTCTTCTTTCTTTAAAACTTCCGGGTTGATTACTGTAATTTCTACTAATAATAAATCTCCATTAATTCCCGAATTGATATCAATAAAATCTTTAAGAATTGCTGATTCGGCTTTGCTAATGGAACCTATTTTAACTGATAAGGAATCGTCTTTGTTATTAGTCATTCCTTCTTTTCTACCATGGAAACTAAGCTTAAATTGCTTGAAATTTGTAAAACAAGTATTGGTATCTTTGTCATAATACGTACCCGGACAAGTAGTTCTCTTCATACAAAATGCACAAATTTTCATTTAAATCTCTCCTTTATTAATTTATTCTAAACATAGGCTCTGGTTTTAGCCATACTAATTTACCATTTAATTTAGCATCTTTAATTGCCCACATATTTTGTACTCCATAAGCAACTAAACAAGATGGGGCGTTTGCTGCGTTTTTAGCTTCTACTCCTGATTTATAAAAGAACTTTAATCTACCCTTAAAGAAAAATATTCCATCAGCCCGGTTAAAAATGAATTCATGGAATCCTTTCGTTTCTGTTCTGGTGAATATTAATGCTATGCCATTTCCATGGTTAGATAATCTTTCAATCCATTTGAATGCTTGAGATCCATAAGGTGGATTTAACCAAATTCGACCAATCCAATCCTGTTTTAATCCATCATTCCAGAAATCTTTATAAAACATAAAATTTGCTGTATCCCATGGTCTTTCTTCTGGTTTTAGATAGCATGGATCCAAATCAAATTTTCCCAATGCATTGATTAATTTAGGATTAGTAAGCCATTCTTCTTTGTTTCCAATATTGGTGTTAAAATTGTTACTCATTTAATCTTCTTTAGCCTCTTTCAATTTTTTTATCATTAAATGAACGAAATGAAATGGTTCTTTCTTTTGTTTCTTTTCGCTTAAATATGAATTAATTGTCGCTAAAGTTGTAACAAGGAATTCTGCTAAACTTCTAGCTTCATTTTTAGTTATGTCTATCTTAATCATTTTTAATCCTTTTCTGAAATGAAACATCAATCATTTCAATCTTTTTAAATGCAGTTATTACTAAATTGTTATGGTTTTCATCGTATTTACAATCGAAGGAACCAACTTCACAATGCAAATCAGTAACTACACATCCAACACCAGTTAAATAAACTGGTGAAGCTTTTTGTAGTTTTTTATTTAGATAATTCTTGATTCGTATTAAATTCTTCTCGGTGGCTTTTTTCTTTTCATATTTTTTTAGTATTGGTTTAACTGATTCATAAAATTCTTGTAGGTTCATATTTTAAATCCTTCCAAAGAATTTTCTTTTCTTTGTTTAATCCTAACTAATAGTTTTTTATATCTTTCTTCTTTTCTCTTTTTGTACTCCTGACCACCAATTATTTGATTCAATGATTCAATTTTTTGCTCTATTCCTAGATACTCAAAAACTTTAGGACTAAAAGAAGCTAAACAAGCTTTTCCTAATATCGCTTTACGATTACCAACTTTGTTTGGTTCTTTGCCTAAAATCTCTTTCTTTTTTTCTAATTTGGAGATTCTTAATAATATGCTTAACTGATTCATTTTTCTTCTTTTTTGATTGCTTGAATCAATACAGCTTTTGTTAAATCCTCAGACATTTTGTAATACTGTAAAGGTTCTTTAATCTTTCCTTCTTTTTCCAATATTTTGAATACGGAATCATCGATAGATTCTACGATAACCCGACGAGCTAGTAATTCATCCTTACTCTTGATTAGTTCCAAATCATAAGTTCTTTGTTGGCTATGTCTGATTTGTAATACAAACTGCAAATGATTTCCAATTAATAGAGGTGTTTCGTTTTCTTTAATCTCAGTTTTTAATTCTTTTTCCATTTTAGCTAATTCTTTCTGTTGATTCATTAATGTTTTGTACAAATTGCTTTTTTCCAATAACTCTTGAATACCTTTCACGTTTTCTAGTAATGATTCATACTTAACAATCTTTTCGCTAATTTCCATTTAAAACTCCTTATATATTTATAAATTCAAAGATTCGATAAATTCTAAATTAGTTTTAATCAATTTTAAACCAGTTGCTAAAGCCTTACTTTTTTTACTTCTTAAATCCAATAAATCTTCTTTATTCATTTTTAAATTTTCAATTTCGTTTTCTAATTTTTTTATAATGATTCTCAAAGGTCCTTCAATACCATCTTTCTCTTTGATAACTTCTATTAAATTTTATATCCATCCTGTTGCAGTATTTACTTTTATTTTAAGCTCTCTTATTTTTTTACTTGCTATTTCTATAGTCAGCCAGGCTACAAGAATACTTATTAGCGAAATAAAAATTAAAAAACAAAAAATTAATTTTGTGATCATTTATTTACCTCTCATCGAAGGTCCAATAATCTGGAATCCTTTATTTGTTTTTTTCTGTCTATCGTAAATTCTAGGATAATTTTTCTTAAATTGACCATCTGAAAGATTCATTGTAAATGAGGTAAATAATCCCCTCGCATAGCGATCGCATATAATTGTATCGAACTGAGAAGTTGCAAATTCTTGCTTATATTCAGTTCCAACATCATCAATAAATAAATACTTTGAATCCAATAATTTTTTAACAACAATTTCGTTTTCTTTTAGAATGGCTGTAAAAAATTGGCTTATCGTTAAAAAGTAGGGTATTTCCTTCTTCAATAATAATTCCTTGATTGCTAAATAAAATAAGGATGTTTTTCCATTTCCAGTCGAACCATAAATAGTAATTCCTGATTCTAATACTTCTTTCAAATATTTGTTAAATGCCACTTTAATTCCAGCATTAACTCCCTTGATATTTGCTATTTGATATTCAAAAGGGATTACATTAGGCTTAAATACTTCTAAAGTATTTTGTTTTAATTCTATTGTTTCTCTGTTAAATTGAGATAATAAACAATAACTAGCATTAATTTTGTTGCATGTATAAATAAAATGACCACCAAATTCATCTTCAATATTAATTAAGCCATCACAACCGTCTTTGCATCTGTATTGAATATAATTATCAATTTCTTCTTTCGTTTTTCTAGAAAAAAATACTACTTCTCTAAAATTACGAATAGCTTGAGCCAGCATTATTCGTTCATAACAAAGTTTTAAGTTTCCTTCCTCGCAAGTTTGAAATCTTTCCATAGCTATTGGAGAAGCGAACCATTCAATATATTTTCTATCAATGCCAATATCGGTTAAAAATCCTTTAAATAGATCACTCATCTGCATTTGCATTTTCAAACTCCTTTATGTCTTCATCTGTAATTTCCATTTCGTTTTCCAATTTATGATTGCTAGCATATTCTTTAAATTGTTCTGTATTCATTATCGTATCTTGTCCTTTTCCATTTGTTTTTTGTAAATCGACTGTATTGTTAAACTGTTTTCTGTTTAGATAGCCTTCAAACTTATTTGAGAATAAAGTTTCCGGTTTTAAATACTGACTCCATTTTGGATCATGTAACCAATCCAAACATTTGTTATCGATAACTTTATAAAAATCATCTAGTATAAATCCTTCTTTTACCCTTGTGTTAATTAGTTTTTCAGTCTTCGGAATATCTGTCTTAAAATGACAATTAGTTTTCTCATTTAAATAAGAAATCACTTTTGAATAAAATTCTTTTTTTGTTTTTAATTCTAAATCAGATTTTAATTCTAAATCTAAATTTTTGGAAGATGAAGAAATAAGAAAAAGCGGATTAGCTTTTTCGTCTCTTTTTATATTTTCTTCTTCTGTATTTCTTTTAGTTTCTTTTAGTTTAGTTTTATTGGCATCGTTTCGCATTGCCAGCGGATTAGGATCGCATTGCGATTGTAATGCGTTTGTAATGGGGTCGCATTGCGTTGGTAATGCCATCGCATCATCTATGTTCTCATTATTCCAGCGTTTATATGCATTATTTTTGTTACTTTCTGAAATTTTATTTCTTAGACTAATCCAGTTGAGTAAATCTTGATTATAAACTTTTTCTTCTTTTTGAAAGCAGATTGAAAGCAGAATTAAAAAATCCAAAAGTGCTTTTACTTTTTTAGCAGAAATTCCAATCTGGAATGATAAATTTTTATACAAATTTTCTGAAACAATTAGACAACAATCTTCACGTTTTGCCATGATTTCTAAAATCATCCAATAAAAGCCATACCCTTCTACTCCGTATTCTCTTCTTAAAGTAACAAAACTATCCTCATTAAATCTATCAATTATGTGAGGAAAGTATGGATGGCTACTTTTATATTTCATTGGATATTAAAGTTCTCTATCATTTTTAATTTCCTTTCTCTATCTATATTTTAGGAGCAGGGGGTACGATAGAGAGAATACCCCCTGCAAATTGAATTGTAATTGCTAACTTCTATTTATCAATGTTTAATTGATTTTGTTTTAAAAACTGTGCCAAAGATTCTTCGCTGATTCTTATGGTTCTTCTTCCATGTTTACTTTTGTTTGCATAGTCTTGGTTAGGAGTGAAATCAATAGCTATCAGTTTTCCCTGTTTGATTAATCTCCTAGTAGAATCATCCTGTTTGTATCCTAGCCTTTTTGTTACTTCTTGCACAGTTAATAATTGACTCATATTTTACCTCTTTCTTTTTATTTGTTTGCTGCTGCTGCTGACGGTGATTCTGTTGGAGTTGTACCAGATACATTTCCATCCGCTTTACCTTTTTTTAAATCTTCCAATCGTTGGATTGTTATAGTTAAGCAATCCTTTTTCTCCTGACTCGATGAAGCCCAAAATCTGGTATATAACTCCGGGTTATCGCAATCATAGAAAAGCATCATCTTTTCTTTTAACAAATCAAACTCAATTGTTGTTAATTCTGATTCGTTCTTTTTACCCATCAGTTCTAAAAATTTTGGGTAATCTCCGTGACCGCTATTAAATGTTTTCTGGACTAAATCAAGTTGTTTTGCTGTCAATGGATATGATTTTACTTTTGGTTCTTCATTCCCGGAATCATTGTCCGATGAATCATTTTCTGGGTCGTCAGCAATAGATAAATCAAATGTCTGAATTTTAAAATATTTGAAGGATCCGGTTAATGCTTTATAAATTCCTTTGTCTCCGGTGTCTGTACCATCACCAGGCATTCTAACCGAAATGAAATAGCCAGTTTCAACGTCGTTGATAGTGTATTCTGTAATGATTCGTGCAACTTTTTTGTCAACTATTTCCCCGGTGTCTTTATCGGTTGAAGTGCCTACCGATAATTCTTGACAATCAACGACGTTAGGAATAATGACTATCTTATTTTCCTGTAAGTGTTTTTTCAATGCAGTAGTAATATTTTCTGATGTGGCGTATCGATATTTGTGAAACTTATTATTTCCGTCTTTTTCGATATTTTCTACCGCCTGCTGGATTTTTAATATTTTATCCAGCAATTTCATACGACTAGAACGGTCTGAATATATTTCATCACTCATAATTAACTCTCCTTATTTATACATAATACTTAATTATAGGTGTTTTTTGTAATTAAACAAGGATTACTAACTAAAAAAAATATTCAAAATTTATTGTTGATTAATTAAATTTAAACTATACTTACTATGCATTCTTCGATGTATTACCCGGTAAACTTCACTTATCGGGTAATTTTATTTTTAGCTTCTCAGCTATGGCATCATTAATCCAATCCGAAGCTGAATAACTTTTACTAATAATCTTTTTTTTAGTTACCTTACCCTGCAATTCATACAATAAATCCTGGTCGATACAGAACGTATAATGTAATCTCGTCTTATTATTTTTTCTAGGTCTGCCTTGTTTTTCCATGCCGATATATTAATACGTATGTATTAAAATGTCAATTGGTAATTTCGGGGGCTCGGAATCACACAAGCCCCCTATATATACAAGGAGAGTATTGCTACTCAATAAAAGTTTACTACAAATTGAAAATAAAAAAAGAGAGTAAGTATCTTTTTAATCGTCACTAAAAAGTGCTAACTTACTCCCTCTTTAATCCGTAAGTGAATCATTCTGCAATTTAGCATTGCTGGCTAATATTGAGTATAGTTTCTTTTGACTACTAATCAAATAAAAAAAGGGAGTCCAATTAAAAGTAACTCCCTAAGTCTAGTTTGCAGTATTTATAAGTATAAAAACTTTTTAAATAAAAAAAAGAGCTGGTGGATAGCCAGCTCTTGGTTCTAATAACGAATGTATTGATTTTGCAAATATATTAGGAGCATAAAATGCTTGCCTATTTTTTTTTAAATAGCTACCACCCCCTTTGATTTTAAATATGCCAATCTTCTAGCTTTCATTAATGCTACTGGTTTACGCCAGAAAGCTTCCCATACTATTTTTGTCTCAGCAACTAACATTAGCCATAAAGTAGCTATGTCAGTCATGGATTGCCAATTAATTTGGAATCCATTCTTGACTCCAACTACAATAATCGCTGATATAACGCAGTAGAGAGCCACTAATAATGCTTTTTTAATTCCATCAGCCATGGGTGATAAAACTTCTATGATTAATGGAGCAAAGAAACCCCAAACCAGCGAAATTATGGTAAAAATACCCATCCAAAGTTGAACTCTCACAACTGGATCCATAATGCATTCCTCCTCAAATAATTAGTATCGTAACAGTATAATTTCTTTCGTCTCTGGAGTAAAGAAAATTACTCCTCCAAAAATAGTAGTTAAATCAGATAAACCAATATACGTTCTATTACTAATAATTGATGGTATGACATTTAATTTAAAATATTTACCATCAATACTGCCTGTCTGATTGTTAATTGTTAAATGGACTGTTTTATTATTAACTTTAATATCCATGGATTTGTTCGATGCAAACCAAGTAATCGATGCATTATAAATACTTGCCACATCAGCTAATCCTATCAAAGTTCTTGAATTCTTAATTATTGGTGCAACTTTTAAATTGATTGACTTAAAATTGTCAACCATCGTTAATTGACCGATTTTAAACCAAGTAACTTTAAAGCAATTGTAATACATATTGATGTAGGTATGTATAATTCCTTTAGCCATCAAATAGCTATTTTTAATTAGTTTTACTTCGTTAGGATTCGATATAAATCCAGCTTCTATTAATACTAAAGGAATTTGAGCTACATCAAATTCTCTGGTATATCTCTGTATCCCATTCACCCAGTTGTCGTAATAATACTTGATGTCAATTATCCGTAGATTGGTATATTTCGACATATTACTCATCAATGATTTAGCAAATTCTGAACCTTGCTCGTTTTTTAGTGCTAACAATCCTGTTGATTTTGGTCCTGACGAATTGATATGAATAGATATCTTATGGGTTATTCTTGGATCGTATTCTAAGCGTTCAACCGTGTCGTAAAAATAAGGTGGCGAAATATGAGGTATCTTTAAAGCATTGCAGTAAACATTTACGGAATCTCTGATCGCTTTAGCTAATTTAGCTTCGGTTTCATTATTATCTACAGCTCCTGGATCATCACCTGCTAAATGTCCTGAATCATTGCTATATAAGTAATAATTACTCATCAAATGCCACCTTATTCATTAAATCAAAACAAAATCTACGCCTAAAGTTTCACAAAAGATTTTGAAATTGGCGTATTCATCAGGAGTTAAACCTTGCCCTTTGTCAAACCAAATCGGGTCACCAGTTGGATGTCCGAATGCCTGTAATCGATCTTCTGGTTGGTGATTGATAATTTGTCGATCAAACCAGATAGGTTCACCAATAGGAAAACTTGCTCCGCCTACTTGATAAGTAATAGGAGTATTAACTGGTAACTCCCACGAATCAATGTGATACGAAGTCGAATCATGCGTAAAATTGATCTTCATTTTTTATTCCTCCTTTCTTTTAATTTACTAAACCCCAACAATCATAAGAATATTTTTCTAAATAAGCGAATGGTAAATAACAATAACCTTTAGAACCAAAAGCTACTCCCCAGGAATTCCGAATAATCATATACCATTTACATCCTATTTTCTTATAACCAACTACTAGTATTGCATGACCACCTAACGATCTTTCCGATAACTTAGGCATCTTGACTATTCCTGTTGAATTAACATTTTCAAAAGTAGAAAATACATCAATTCCTACTAATACCGGCTGTTTTTTTAGATATAAAAAATTTTGGATTCCTGATAAATTATGAACAGCTTGATAGGAATTTATTTTTAATTTTAATGCTTCTTCATAAGCATTTTCTGATGGTTTTACTGAATAACTGCTTACCGGTAAATACATATCATAGGAATCATAGCAAACTCCATATTTTTTCAATGCATCACAAATTGAACGCATCGTTGCTCCGTTGTCATTATTCGTATCATTCAATAAAACTCTCTCCTGATAATACAAGAAATGACGACTTAAAGTAATAGTTATTCCTGATAACATTTGTCTAGCCGAACAGCCGGCGTTAGCTGTGCAATCATTAATCATCTGGGTAAAAATAGGTGGACAGATTGGACGTAAATCGATTGATTTTGGTAATTTTACTTTTACATACTGATATTGGAAATCTCTAACGTCTAATTGTTGTCTAATTAATCCGTATTTCATGGTTCTTTAGCTCCTGTAGTATTTTTAGATAGTAATTCTTTTAAATCTTTTTCTAACTGATTTTTTATTTCTTCTTTAATCTTAACTTCATTAACTGTATTTAACTGAACTGATTTCGTAATTGCATTAACTTTAACAATGATGTAGCTAGTTGTTGATATAAATGATGCAAGTACCAATAAGGTAGCCCAAAAACCCTTCCAATCTCTGTAGATATTTAATACCGGATTTATTTTTTGTCTAAATTCTTCCTCAGCTTTCTTTTTTGTTTCTTCCTCTTTAGTTTTGAAACAATCCTTTACTCCTTCAATCAATAAGGAATCTTTGATTTTCTGTAACTGCAAAGAATGTTCGGAACAAAGCTTATCTTTTTCATTCAATCGAAATAGTATTGTTTTTACATCTGCAAAAATATTGCTTATCTTCTCTTCTGTTGTCATTCATCCTCCCTATCTTATGGTTTATAAGAAGGTTTTACCACAATAAGAAACTCAGGTAAAGATAAAACTGAACCATCTACATATCTTAATTGTATTTGTGATTTACATTCAGATTCCGATGTAAAATCAGCAGCAGTTAATGAATAGGATATGATACCCAAAACATTTACAATCGTGCATAATCTCTCATATTTAGGAGTAGCTGATTTGCCATAGCCATATTGCAAATAAGGAAAGCAATTCGTTAAATTAATCAATGTATCATGGTCGTCTGTTAATGTCATTACTCTTGGAAACTTTAAATCACCAACAGTAACAATTAATTCTTGCATATTAATTTATTCTTTCAACAAACTCTGAATGTAGTTATCACTAAAAAAAGGTTCTAAAACTGCCAATTCATATCCTTTTAATCCATGATTTAAACCAGTTAAATCTAAAGGATAGAATTCAATGATAATTTTTTCATTCAACATTGGTTCCAGTTTTTCTTCATATTCATTTTTTGTAACTAATCGAATCTCCCATCCCTGTTTTTTTACTCCTGATTCATCAGTTTTTTCAATTCGATCAGCATATTGTTCTAGTAGTGGTTTTCGGATTAATTCAAAAGTTTGCATTTCATTACTCATCATTTTTAAAATCCGACCAGCTCTAAATTGCATTCCTGAATTATTCATATCTGCAATCGCTAATTTACCCATACTAGCTAAGATATTCGTATCTAAAACTTGATTCGTAATCATTTTTATGGTTATTGGTAAACTCCTTAATTCTTGCATTCTTCGATTCCTTTCTTTTACTTGCCTAATGCCTGGCTAATCAAATTTTTATATTCAGCCAGTTCTTCTTTGTTAAGTGCTTTTAAAGCTTCTGAAACTAAATTTCGTTTGGCTTTCAATAGTAATTCAACATTAATTGCATCTTTGCATAGCTGAACCAAAGAAATAAACATCTCATTGACTGATTTTTCGGTATCCTGAAAATCAATGGATGTTACTTCACCTTCTTTTAATTCAGGTTTGATTACTTTACCTTTCAAATCTTTTGGCAAATCTTTTTCAATTCTAACTAACATTTTATTTACTCCTTCTTAATTTATTTATGGAATAGCCATTAATCTACAGCCTATCCATCTTTCATAGGTAGATGATACTGATTCTGTCGTATAAGCGAATAATCCTTCGTTAGTCGTTGGGTTCCATGATTTTGGTGCACCCTTTAGTAAAATTCCTTGACTTCCCAAAACAGTTCTATATGAATCACCAATTTTTGTTCCTCCACCTTCTGTAAAAACAGGTAAAAATCCAGGATGGTTTGGACTTCTCATCGGTAATCCAAAAAAATTATTATACTGAGCGATCGTATCTCTTAATTTTATATACGGATGAGCGAAAGTATCGCAAACAAACCCATGGTCAGCTAACCAAACTGTTTCATCTGATTTTTTATTTATACCTTCCACAAACTTCATGATATTTCCCCATAGATTTTCTAAACCTCTATAAGAAACTGAACATAAATTATCAGTTCCAGTTTGTCTACCAGAAGCATTTCCTAAAGCAGTCGTAGCTCCGGTTACATGTGCCATATTGGTTGAACCATCATCCGTTTCTCCGGTAACTCCCTGTCCTATTTCTGTCTGAGCGAATGGTGATGCATATTCGATTAAATACATGAGTTGAGATACACTTAAACTTAAAAAATCATGTAAACCCCAACCAACACCTCGGTTGACTGCTAACTTTCTAGCATTGGCAAAATTCAATGTATTATTCTTACCAGATATAGGTTTTACTAGTGCTATAGAACTTAATTTGTCTCCGGTGGTTGCTGTAAAGTCTATTCCTGACTCATCATTGTTTAAATATCCCGGCTCTCCCATGGTTGTATTGGCTATTGTAGCTGTAACTCCTGTTGTTGAACCATCAAAAATATAAGTTCCTCCACGATATCCGACAGCATCCGAGGTAAATATAACGGTAGTTCCGCTACCTGATAAAGTCCATCCAGTAAATACCGTACCCCGAATAATAGTTGCAACTTCTGTCGCATCATCGGTATCTGTAACTGCAATAACAACTGGCGTACCATCCATGGTTATTGTTATGTTACCTGTAACCGAACAACCAGCGGTGACTTCTAATGTTCTTACAGTTGCTACCGATCCGACTACATAGGCTGAGGCTTCATAAGCACCGGCGAATATATGGGTTTTTAATACGGAATCTCTTATAAAATTCGGATGAATAAAAGATCCTTCAAAAGGATAGGGAGAAATCCACCATCGGTATCTATTCGGGCTTTTGATGTATTCGACAGCCATATAACATAATTTTTGATAAACCATTACCTGACCATCTGAACCATCTTCTAAATATCCGCCTTCTCCGAAATAATGGTTAATGGTTTTTGCATCAGCAATCGTACATCGTTTATGACTCAACCAAGGTTCGACTGTATCAAAATTGGCTCTTACCATACCCCTAGCTAAACCTAGACGAGTCCAAACATTGGTATCATAATTCCATTCTACTCCATAAGCATTTCTGACTTTGGATAAAAATTGCTTGTTACTCATTTGTTCCTCCTTATCTCACAAACCAGTTGGCATTATTAGAGTACAGCGATACTGAGTCATATTGGTTATTCAATGTGTATGTAATCTGATCGTCAATACTTTCCGTTCCATTTGGTACAATATGAACAACAAATACTGTATCGTCCAATTTTTTGATTGTAAATCTATTGACATTCCCAACAGCGGTTGGAAGTGTAATTACAATATCGACAGTCGAGCAAGTCACATTAATACAATTATCATCTGTAGTTACCGTATAATCAGCGGTTTTGGATAATACATTGCACTTGTAATTTTTAGCTACCAAATTTCCAAGTAAAGTAGTGTTTCCTGAGTAATCGATAATTAATGGATACACATAAGAACCACCATTGATAGCCATACCTAAACTAGCTAATATTCCAGCGGTAGCTCCTGAAACTGGCAATACTTTTAAAATAACATCGATTGCTTGATTAGAAGGTCCTGTCGTTTCCCAGACATTTCCTTTGATATGAATTAATCCCGGCATTTGTACCGGAACTATATTCGTAGCATTCGTAATATTTTCTATTAATAAGGCATCGGTAGGGGTTGCAGCAATCCCAGATAAATAATTACCAATAATATCACCGGCAGTAAAAGGATTGACAACTATACCCGATCTAGCCCAAAATGAAGCAGGAGTAGCATCGTCTACATATTTCTTATTTGCTACTTCATAATCAGCATCAGGAGCGGATGAAGGTGTTACAGGAAACACGCTAAATGTTAATATACCCGCCGAATGAGTAATCGTAGCGTTTCCATTATTAAAATTGATTACTGCTCCATCAGCTAAAAATAAATCTGACCACATTTTAGTTACAGAACCCAAAGCAAATGCATCTGACGTACCCAAAATTAAATCAGCATTAATAGCGACTGATGCTAAATTGGATAATGCCTTATTAGCACCAATCGAATCATCGACATATTTTTTGTTTGCTGTTTGATAATCAGTTGTCGGTGGTGAACTTGGAGTAACCGGGAATGCCGGGAAAGTCCAAACACCAGTTGATACATTGACAGTTAAACCAGTTCCAAAAATATCAGTAATGGTTGTTGACAATGGATCGTATTTAAAAAGAGATATTGCTCCTGCTTCCATTTATAATCCTCCTTAAACCCAAGCTTCAACAATAAATAATCCACCACCTACTTTAGGAGTGGCGAAATATATTGTCTTACCAACTAAATCTTTATCCATCTCTGTATATCCCATTGAACCATCGTGTCTATCGTAAGGACTCGTAGGAGTAGCGACTTTTCCTATTTCCCAAGCTGTGTAAAAAATATCTCCCGGTAATCCACCAGCTAATTTGATATTGAATGATTTCGTATGATCTGGCAATAATTGAGAGCCTTCTGTACTAGCTAAAACTGTAACATTGTATAGAGTGGATACCGAAGCTTTTTTAGGCTGAGCTTCCAGTAAAGTTAAAATACCTTTTAAATAAGCAATAATTGATCCATCTGCTGTAGGATCAATAATCGCCACATCTGCTTTACTACCTAAACGAGTAATAAAATTGTCACCAGCCGCTACATCTCCAAAGGATTTTAATAATCCTTTAGTCGTTTCGTCTTGGAATATTCTTAACAAACCTTTGGTAAAAGTAAGTAATGAACCTGAATCCGTATAATCAATTTTAGCTGCATCTGCCAATTCTCCGATACGATTTGCTATATTTGTTCCAGCTCCAATATCTCCGACTGATTTTAAAAGTCCTTTGACTGAATCATCATTTAATGCTTTAAATCTTGCAGTCCAATCATCGGCTGTTAAAGCTGTGCCAGCTATAGAAGATATATCGACTGAACCAAAATTAGAAATAATCGCGTAAGGTGCTCCAATAGGAATAACTACGCCAATCGCGGGGAATGTTAAAGTAGTTGCGTTATTAGTAGATATTTCTTGAGTATAATGAATACCACCAACTTCAACGACAACAAAGGCATCTCTGGCTACCCACATATTTACTGCCCATGACATTAAAGCATCTATAACATTTATTCCACCTGCGGATGCTGCTGTGGTTACGGATTTAATAAATGCAAATTGTGTTGAATGAGCCATAACTATAGCAAGTTCAGCTAAAAAGGACGCATCTGAACCATCTGCTTTCCTTATTTTATCTAACGGATAATGTCTATCCGGCGTTGCTTCTTCATATCTAGGATCAACCATTTTTAATACCTCCTACCTATTATCTACCTATACTATATTAGTAATCAAACCATTAACAATGGTTAGTGTTTTTGTGTCAATCGTAACTGTACCTGAATATCCATTGCTTACACCTGACGGTAATTTTTCAATCCAGATTCCTTGAGTTAAAAAATCTAAAGGTCTAATAATCCATGGATGAGTAATTACCTGTTCTGCTGATACTCCATCTATATCAAATATAAATACTAAGTTTTCATTACCTGATATAACATTTGCCAAATCTTCGTCTTGTATGGTTGCTATAGGAATGTTTTTTAAATATCTTAATCCTGATCCAGTTATTCCATTTAAATGATGGATATTTTTATAAGGCAATTGAAACCTCCGGAACCAATAAATCATTATTAGTTAGTAAATCTCCATTAGTCAATAAATCTCCATGAATCCAAACAATATTAACTGTATAATTAGCACTCAATGTTATTTCTCTTGGATAACTTTTTAAACTAATGCTTTGTGGATAAGCTTTTAAAATCATTTTATTACCCTACCTATGGCAGCCAACAACATCTGAAACCTGTCTTGGCTGATGTAAAAGTTCGAGCATTACGAAGGTCTAAATTCATAATTCCAGCAGCTAATTCACTTTCATAATCTCCTCCACGAATTGCTATTTTTTCCGTTATAGAAGTCGAATTTAAATATGCTCTTTCTTTATGTCGTTCAACTAATGCATTACCAATTAATCTTGCAGCAGAATCAGCTTCTATATAACCTAATCCACCACCACCATAAACATATCCACCAGCTAACCCTAAGCTAGTTAAAGCAAAAACTGCTCTATAATTCAAAGCTAATCCTGTACCTAAATTAATAAATGCAAAATCCCCTGAACCATCATAATATAAACCTGGATATGATTGATAATGTATTAATATATTATACATGCCATATCCAGTTCCTGCACAAAAAGCTTTAACTGCATTTGGATCAGCTAGAGATGTATAAGTTCCATCTGTTCCCTTAATAGTATACCAATCAGTACTACCGGCTAAGTGACCAGCAACTCCTATAATAGCTGATTCATTGTATCTAGTTATTTGTAATTCATGATCTTTATATCTTAATCCAGCTATCCATTCAGAAACATTTCCATTTAGATCTGAAATTCCCCAAGGAGTATTATCATGATTCCAATTATTAGGACCGGAACCAGTTTTTATTAAATTTGTTATTGCTGGAGGTCCTGAACCATCGTTTGTAGCTTCAATTCCTATTTCATTAGGTCCTGTTCTAAAAGAGGTATATACTATATTTTCCTTTTGTGATCCATAATAATTATTCCCTTTAGGAATAACTCCTTCATAATTTTTTGCTAGAATATTTGTGTATGTACAATTATATCCACTAAACATACAAGATAGTAATTGTATCATACCCCATTCGGCATTTGTCATCAAATGCCATCCAGTTCCTTTGTTTGTACAATAAGCTTGAGCAGTATCAAAATCCATTCCACTAGCTGGTGTTCTGTTAGGTAATGAATAAGCTTTTGAATCTTCAATCACGTTTTCATATTTGGAACACATAAAATAATCTTTGACTGTTCCATCTGCTAACTTAAAAGCTGGAAAATAATCATCTATTACTCCCCAAGTAGTTAGTTGTGTCGCTGGATATAAATTACTGTACTTCATTTTTGGTATTTTAACCATAACTGATGGCTTACCTGTTTGAGCTATTACGTTATCAAATAAAATGGTGTTTTTTCCACCACTAGCCATTTCCAAACCTAATTTTATATCTTGCCAGTTAGCCATTATTATTCACCTCTAACTCATATCCGCCCAGGAACAGCGAAATCCAATTTTTGTTGAAACATCAGTCCTTTTGTTTAAGAAATCTAAAGCACCTAAGCCAGCATTTACGGTATCTGAATTATCTCCGCCTCTGGCACAGAATCTTTCTCCATTATTTCTTATTCTAGCTAAATCCGAATCATATAAACCATCAGGGAATAGTCCAAAAGTTTTTAAAATTAATAAAGCAGCAGCATCCGCTGAGCCTCCATTAGTAATCGTTTGGAATGGCTGAGTCGTTGAATTAACATCAGTTGTTATATTTGTTACTGAGTCATTAATACAAATTCCAGTAGGTGTAGCAGTTAATGCGTCCATAAATATAGCATCAGCAGCACCGGCATTTTGGATTACTCCGCCAGTTTTATTTAAAGATTTCCATAATCCAGAACCAGCGGAATGACCAACGACTCCTGCATCGACAGATTTATTACGTTCCATTACATTGATTTCCCCAACATTTAAGCGGATTCCTGATAACCATTCCGCTACGTTACCATTTAAATCAGCTATTCCATCTCTAGTGAAATTATGATTCCAAGTCGAAGGACCGGAACCGGTAGCTGTATAATTACCGGATGTTATAGTTCCGAATTCATCTGGATAGGTGATATCAAATCCAGAATTATTATTTCCATGAGGTATAGTTAAATTTTTCTTACACCATAATAAAATACCAGCCCATTCTATATAACTCATCAAATGCCATCCCAAACCTTTAGTTTCACAGTAGGCTAATGCTGCATCAATAGTGATATTGTTTGTTGGTTGTTTCAATGGCAATGAATAAGCTCTGTTATTTAAGATACAGTTCTGATATTTAGATATATAAATTTCGTCTAGGGTTATCCAAGTCCCTCCTTTCCAAACGTCGAAACAAGGATATATTGTATGCGGACCACCTACCAAGACATCATCTACATAAAACTTAGGAATCTTATACATTACTGATGGCATATTTAAATCATCCAATAATACTTCTACGGAAGGAAAAATATTCTTAGCCAATATTTTTATCTGATCCATAGCCATTAGAAGCCTCCCTCTACGTGTACTGAAAGTGTAACAGCGGTTGCATCTCCGTCAAAAGCAATCGTAAACCCTGTTAAAGCTTTGGATGTTATATTTACATCGCCTAAAAATCCACCAGTAATGGTTGATACTTCCCACCAAATATGGTAGTTTAAATTACTTCTGGCTATATCTAATAAAACATTAGCTGTTGAGTCGTTAAATGGATATTCCTTCGTATTAGTTAAACTGACTGTAAATATTTCTTCTTGCGAATCTCTTTCCAATTTAGATAAAGCATCGCTTAATAATAATATCATTTCCTGAGCTTCAAAAACACCTGCTTCCAATAAATTGAAATGAGAGGCATCCATGGGAGTACCGGGAATAGTTATTGTTCCATATTTCGGATTGACTTCGTACTCATCAATGCCAATCAAAAATATTTCATAATGTGTAGGATGATCTGAAACTTGGTCTAACCAATATGTTCTGGCATAAGGTATCATTTTTTAATCCTCCTACTCCTATTAACTAACCGTAACCGCAGCAGTAATAACAACTGAAACATCCACCAAAGAGGTGATTGCAACAATAGTAGTATACCACAATTCACTATGGCTATTATAAACATTTATTTCAGTAACAGTCATAGATCCACCAGTATTTGGCAATGTCAAATATATCTGAATATTAGCTGCATTTTCAAATATGGAATTGATATATGCATTGTAATAAGTGCCGGATACCAAATAAGTAACAAAGCTAACAGTTTCATATAAATGTTCTACCATTCCTTTGATTGCATCGCTAGTAAGTGCCATTTATTTTATTACTCCTTTAGTTATTTCTTATCTGTGCTACCGCAGGTAATGTGCCACAAACAACTTCACCACACCTATTTAATCGTTGGCTACTGGATGTATAACTCATCGCTACGTTAAATCCGATAGTAATCATCGGCGTATAAATAATAGTATAGCTCATGTGAGCAGGTTTAAATCGTTCAATTAAATCTATTACGTTTTTGGTTAGTATGGGTGCAGATAAATCAAGCAATATTTCTACTCCAAATGTATAAGCTCCAATATAATCATGGACTACAGCATTAGAAACTCCCTGTATCATTTCTAGATATGTTTCCATTCTTGATCGATTGATTGAATATCTTTTTAGAATCTCAGCTAAAACAATAGATCGTCTCTGCGCGTATGTAAGTTCTATAGCTCTTCTAACGTGTACATAATCTTCCCACCAGATTAATCCCCATGTAGCAGTACTTAAATGCAATTGACTTTGAGTATCTAAAATCATTGCTTCCGATAATCCCCATTCCGTGCCTAATGCTTGAATCAATACATTCATCTGGAAGCATTCGGAATAAATGGGTGCTATCCAATTCATCATTATTATTCCGGTAGGGCTAGTTAATATATTCATTTAAGGTGTTTCTGCTCCTGTTATATTTCCAATTACCGGATACTGGTCTTTATCAATCGTAAAGTCATTCATGGCTGTATCGATAGTAATTATAACTGCTGTTGAGGTAATGGATCCCGGACCGGATAAAATCTCCGCTGTTTTGGTAGCTGTTACATAGTCATGGATAGTGTAATCAGATCCATCGATAGTAATTACATCATTTAAAGCTATGTCTAAACATCCGCTAACCAATTTAACAAAAGCGTTTCCGCCTCCGGGGGGGGTATAGGTATCTATGGTATCTGAAATCGAAACTGTCAGTATCGTATGGTTTAAAACTCCTTGAATCAATAATAATGTCTTTGAGATTTCTTTGTAATAAACCAATCCAATATCTTTTGACTCATAAAAATAATCCTGAACGTCAACAGCAAATGCAGTTAATACATCCGCTAATTTAGCAGTTTTAGGATCTAGCCAAACTGTAAAATCTATATTGATTATGATTGGCGTAGGAGCAACCACCGTAACAATAGCACCCACAGGAGCTTTGCCAGTTCCAGTCGTAGGATATATATATGCTTGTACAGCAGCAACTAAAGCTGCTATAGCCGGTAAATAATTGGTATCTAGAACCAATATTTTTACAGTACCAGTAGAAACTCCTAGCCATTCAGGAATACAATAAGCTCTGCCAACTCCATCCACTTCTTCCGCCCAGTTTTCGTAATCATCTTTAGAACCACCTCCGGGTGTAGAAGCAGCTTTTTCTAGGATTCTTATTTGTAATGCTTCATCAGTTTCAATATCAGCACCGCCAGCAGCCGGCAATGGATTGTTAATTGAAGTTATTCCAGCTAAAGGCACACTCATTAGCGATATTCCATTGGCTGGGATATTGGTTAATTCGCCAGTTAATACCGATTTTACTTGTATACTGGCTAGTGTTCCGCCAATAGGAATTGTATAACTAGCTAAAGTTTCATATTCAACCGCAACTTGGGTAAAGGAAGCGACGGAAGAAAATCGAAAAGCTAAAGGGATTATTACTCCGGGAGTTCCAATTACCGTCAATATGGCATAACTAGGTAAAGCAGGTAGTCTTACCAATCCATTTAATGTTGCGTGCAAATCTAAGAAAGCTTCTTCGGCATATTGAGCGAATCCATTTTTTACTATCTGATTTAATATTTGTTGTACTAATTGTGCTTTTTCGACTGCTGTTGGATAAGCTGAATCATAAAAGAAGGAAGCTTCCGAGGTATCAATGCAATCTTTGATCTTTTTCCCATTACTAAGTGTAATATCAATCATTCTTGCATATATAGTATCAACGTCCTCTGTGTTAAAAATGCTAGGCTGTATATATGGAACTATTTCAATAGTCATTTCTAATTTACACCTCCTATCATATTTAACGCTAAATTGTAGTTAAAAGTCAATCCTTCAATCGGTGTAACCGTAAAATCAACTAAACATTCATCTCCCTGGCTAGTAAAATTGAATGAAGAAACCATCTTAGTTTTAGGATTAACCATCAATGCATCTGTAATAGTTCGTATCAATGCTAATTTCTGTTCTTCGTGACTTCCAGTTTTGTATAATTCTTCAATACCAATTAACGAGTCGTAAGCTAACTTGGAGTATCTAATAATATATAATTGTTTAATACACCAATTACGCCAACCGAACCATCCATCTGATAATTCAACTCCTCGTTTGGTATTACTAACAAATTCCATTTTGGAATAATCAAATAGCCAGTCAGGCTTAAAATCTGTTGAATATGATTCATCAGTAATAGGTAAAATTACTGATGAATCAATAGGCGTATAAAGTTTTCTTCTGTAAGTACTCATTATATTTTTTTCACCACACATAAAATTATGGGAACTGATAAAGTCCAAATTACCAATACTCTATCATTAACTTTCAAAGGTAAAAAAGCAATTGGTAAATGTACTGAATGCTGGTGTTTTCCTTGGTTAGCTAACGAAAACGTATGAGTATGTCCGGGAGATCCGCCAACATCCGTTGTACCTGTATGATCATGTAACCCTTCAAAAGTAGAACCTTCCTCTAAATCTTTTAGAGTTATAGTCATAGGTTCTAAATCATCGAAACAAAAAATACGATTAACTAGATATAAGGTTTTGGGAATTTTATATTCAGGCAAGGAATCAACAATCAAATTTAATTCAGCATCCATTTTACCTAACTCAATAGGTAATTGCTGGCTTCTATCATTAATTAGTTTTGTTCTCTTTTCTAGAACTAATGCTAATTTATTAATCCCTTCATTTTTCATTACTAATTACTTCTCCACTTCAACTGTCATTTTCTTTTCCATTAAGTTTTGGGTCACCGTTTTGATATAAAATGTACCAATCTGGTTTCCAGCATGCAATATAATTTTATCACCTTTTCTTAATGTAGGAATAACTAATCCATCAAATTTGGTAACTTCCACAGGTTCAGAATATTCAGCCAATATATCGTTAGCTTCTAACATGGCATCGGATATGTCGTCATCTTTGGTTCGATAGACTATACGTTGGAATCTTCCGTACTTAATATTTCTATTTAATGTTGCTTCTAATTTTGCTAATTCAATCCCTTCATCCTTAGCACCTAAAGGTGGTTGATAATAGTCCGGTTCCAATATTCCATATTTATCTTGTATAGGTGTCGTTCCAGTAGTGGTTATGGTTCCATCGCCTAAACCCATGGGAGCTACAAAAGATCCTGATTCGTCATAATTATCAGGGTCCGTTAAATCTAAATCAGGATCTTCAACTGTACCATTATCTGTACTCGTCACATCGTCTTTGCTTAATACCCCATATTTATCTGTTTCTCCTCCGCCTTTATAACCTGAACCTGAACCGGGTTCACCATCTAAGGAATTATAAGTAGTCATAACTTTGACAACAGTAACAATGTCTTCAATAGAACCCTCATAACTAATATCAACCAATTCATTGGTATATAAAGTTGCAATATTGGTATTGTTACCTCTGGGAACTACTTCGATAATTCCATTATTAATTCTTAATACATATTTGCCTTTCCCGCGTAACTGGGCTAGTTTCAAAATGCTTAATATGATTTCTGATACTGGATCATTCGTAAATTTTACAATTGCCGGGAAAGCAAAATCAGGTCCTTGATAGTTGTAAGTAATTCCAGTATCAGTCAATACTTGTTTGAGAAATTTGGCTGACGAACTACCTTTCAAAGCTAAGTATCTTTCTTCTGATCTTTGAAAGTTCCATAATTCATCTAAACATCCCAGTTGAATGATTTTCGATAATGCTGAACTATAATTTTTCTTTACTACTTCACATCTCATTAACTCATTGAAACTTTTACCGTTATTCAATGAATAATAAACAATGACTTTGTTCTTGAATTTAAGCATATCAACCAGCCATTGACCATTAAAAAAGATATTTGGCATTTCTAAACTCAAGGCAACCGCTAGCTGTGTAGTGGTATCTGTCGATTCAGCATTGGTAATAATCCTGCTTAAATTGAAATTATTTCCATATTCGTCAATCAATATTATTTTATATTTGATGTTTTCAAATTGAATATTAGTAATCATTTACTTAGGCATCTTCAATATAGTGCCGCTAGTTAAGGTATTCGGGCTAGTTAATTTACCTCCTGCGGAAATTTTATTCAACTCGTAAATTTCAATATAACGTGATCCATCTCCTAATTTAGTTTTTGCTATTCCCCATAACGTATCACCCGGAACTGTCGTATAAAATCCGCTCTGTTTATTTTCTACTCTAGGTTTTAATCCATTATTTTTTGTTTCGTTGGTTGTTGTAGTTAATATTAAATCTTTGGCTTGTATAAATGAAATGGAATATCCAATATCACCCACGTTTTCAAAAGTTTTATCATATATCTCAATCCACATATCCAAATTTAATTCAGTTTCCGTTATCTGAAATCTTAATTTCTGTCCAGCTTCTTTCCAAGTTTTGAGCTGCTTGTCTAAAATCTTAGCTTCAATGTAATTGGTTACATATGCAGAGTTAATTCTACCCGGACCAGGAAAAAATGAATCAAAGCTTACTCTATCTAATTCGTCTCCGTAAGGAAAACTTATTTTTCCAATTTCCATGATATTGTATTCCTGAAACTGTTTGCCAGTTTTGACAGCCACTTTTTCGGGATTAACTGGAATGACTAATTCTTCCTGTTTTACATTGCCTAACAATGACTGAATGATTATTGTATTCACTAAATTGCCACCGGCATATTAGAATAAATCTCACTTAATTTGTTGGCTATATGATTAGCAGCATCGTCAAATATTTTTCCTTTTGCTTCTTCGATTACACGTAATACATCATCGGCTTTAGCACTAGATGTAATATTGATTACTGGATTCAAATTAACTGAAATATTGCCAAAACTACCAGTCTTTTTTCCTAAAGGTATGATAGCTTCGGGACCAGATTCACCAATTAGACTTATGGTAGGTTTTTTAACTATACCACCACTAGCCATAGCCGGTATGTTATTTGTAGGCATTAACGGATTTGTAGGTAATCCAAAAATCTGCTCGCCTTTAGTAGAATAACTGCTACCTAATAAAGCATTTCTAGTTCCTTGTTTTAATTTGTCAAAGAATGAATTCATATCAACTATAGATGGATCTAAACCTTTTTCTAATCCTTCTTTAATTGAACGCTTTGTTTTGTCTTCTAAATCTTTAGCTAATTTATCCATACTAATTACTGTTCCAGATTCAATATAGTTACCACCACTCAAATTAGCCATTCTCTTATTAATTTCTGTATTAGACTTTGCAATCTCATTGTTAATATCTTCTAATTTACCTTTTTGGGTTATATATCCCTGCTTGTTTGGTAAACTTTCTAACTGTCTTTGAATAACACTTTTATTGTTAGGTTTAGCTAATGGATTGTTAACATCTCCCAGTTTTGTTGCAGGATCTTTTCTAGGGTCGCTAGGTAATAAAGGTAATCCTTTCTCCATTCTTCTTTTATTTTCATTAGCTCTACCATACAAATCATTCATATGTGCCAAATTTTCTGCCATGGTTGGAATTAAATTACTCCAAAAAGTATTCCATCCAGTTTTGATTACTGAACCAGCAGTGTCCATAAAAACTTTCCCTAATTTAGAACCAAATGCAGTGATTTTTGTTTCTCCGCCAGAACTCCACCAATTTGCTAGCGGTTTAGCAACAATATCTTCCCACAAAATTTTAAATTTACCTGATAAATCAGCAGTTTTAAATTCTTTGGTATCTGTAATCTTGTTAAATTTTGTAATCAATCCTTTTAAATTATCTCCTAGAGCTTTTACAGCTCCATGTGATATTTTTTGTAATTTTTCTCCCCATGAAGTAATTCTGCTTTCATTGCCAAACATAGCTTTATTTAAATCTTTTAATACATCAATTAATCCAACTCTAATACCCTCTCCCCAGGGTGATATGACTTTTTCATTGATAAAGTTTTTTGTTTTAGTAACCATTCCCGAATACGTACCCTCAGCTTCCTTTTCCATCTGTCCTTTGTTTTTCTTTTCTGAGGTTCCTAACATAGCATTAATACCTTGAGCCATTGATATTTTATTATTTTTTAATGCCTTTTTGAATTCATCTTTACTCATACCTAAGCCTTCTCTCATATACTCAGCCATAGGTATACCGTATCTAATAGACATTTGTTCGACATTCTTAAAACTACCCATACGCTTAGCATTATTCAAATATTTGATAATGTTTGATGTACCTTGCGTGCCTTTTCGAGAAGCAGCCGACATATCCCCCAATATCTGCATTGTATTTGCTAATTTGTTTTCATCCCATTTATTTTGTAAAGGTTGAATAGCTAATTGTGCCCACTCGTCAGTAGTCGTTGTACCTTTAAAAGACATTTGATTAAATGCTTCCATCATTTTTTTGGCTTTGGCTGTAGAAGTAGTCCAAGCTTCAAGACCCATTCTCGCCTTAGCTGTATTATCAGCCATTTTTAATGGACTCATAATGAAAGCCCACCAAGAAGTTCCAATTCCGATTAATCCGCCTAACGAAAAGATTGATTTTTTTAGAAAATTTAAAGGTGAAACAAGAAGATTTAAACCTTTTAAAAATCCATTTTTGATTGAGTTACCTAAATTAGTAAATACTTCATGCCCTTTTGTGCCTAAACTAACTGCTCCTGCTTTTAATTTATCGGTGCTACTTTTAACCTTTTCTACCTGTTTGACTGAATCGTTTAATCCTTTTACTCCGTTTTTTAATCCGTCAATACTAGCTTGTAAGGAATCAATTGTTTCCTCGGCATTAGCAGCTCCCGGATTCGTTTGGTCTTTAACTGTTACCGGGATATCTATTACGAACTCTTGGCTATCGGGCATCTATAGTTTCCTTCTCTTTTTTCTTTATTTAATTTGTACATAATAGAGGCTAACATAAAACACTTAATGGGGTATGGTTTACTCTCTATTTCATGTGGTAGTAATCCGTTATTAATAAATAATTCTGCATATAACTGTAATAGTGTGTAGGTTTTACTGTCAGCCTCTATTCGTTTTTTAAGTTTTCAACTAAATCAGGTTTCTTTTTTGACTCTTCATTGGAACTGATATAACCATTAAACTCATTAATTTTTCCGTAAACTGCTGATTTTTCACCCATACGCAAAGCTAAATCAATAACTTCATAAGGAATCATTAATCTTTTTTCTTTTTTGTATTTATTCCATAGAGGTTTCCAAAGCTTTTCTTGGTCATCAGTAGTGGTTGATTCATAGATTACACATGATTGAAATCCGACATTATCAAATTTAGTGTCGTCTTCCCGATTCATGCGTAAATCTTTATCCCAGCTATATCCTCTAAATTTTGATCTGATTTTTTCCATTTCAATATCGGATAAAACCTTAATATGAAAAGCAAATAGGAATTTTCCATTACGCTTAACTTCAATTAATCCAGTATCAACAAAGTTGGATTCAACCGATGCAATTAAAGCATCCAGCATTTCCTGATCGGTTAATTCTCTTTTTTCACTTTCTTCTGAACCAAAAGCATTCTTCAATTCTTCGTTCATTTATAAATCTCCTTCACTATTTAAACTAAAGCACTTAAATCTGGCGGATCGTTAACAATTCCTCCCCATGCTCTTTTTACTAATTCGCCGGGTCTGCATCCTAATAAAGCAATTGAACCGTCAGGAATCCAGTTGCGGAAATCATAATTTTTTCCTTCCAGTTCACCTCTGAAATGAGTAATGTATTCTATTCCTTGCTTCAATGATGCAATAATTAAGCCAACTCTTGTTTCGTCTTTAATAACAAATTCTTCCCAGTTTAATCGACATCCCCAGGACATGAATTTTCCTCGTTCATAGCAGGTTCCCATGGTTTGGAGCATTGCATTGTTAACATTGATTAATGCTTCAAAGTTGTCTACTTCGAGTAATAAAATTCCCGAATCATTATAAAGTTTACCTTTATAACCGGGAATCATCTCAGCAGTTGATATATATCTTTCATTAGCCATTTATATTTCTCCTTTCTTACTATTTATGAAGCTGGTGCATATCTGAATTGAAATGTCATATATGCTTTCTTAATCGAATCGTTATCGTCCACAGTTAAAAGGAAATATGAATAATCACCGGCTGAATCATATAACGGATCAACTGTAACTGTGCCTGATGTTAATTTTCCTTCATCCTTCATCTTTTTGACTTCACCATTGCAAAGCATAATTAATGAAGCTCGACCTGATGAATCATTATTGACTACTCCTAGTAATGGGTCGGTAACTGATTTGCACCGCTTAATTAATTCAAATCTTTCTCGAACTCTTCTAATCGATTTCCAGCCATCGTCTTCATCCGTACCAGGCGAAACTAATGTGGTAATATCATATTCAATCTGAACAGCTCCGGTGGATGATTGACTGAATACAACCATACCATTATCAATCGCTTGGTTAATATAGCTATTTGACAATGAACCTTTGATCGTTGAGTAATTAGTCATTATGTAATGAGTAGCTGATATTTTTGGATCCATAGCAGCAATTACACCGGCTAGAATGGCAGCAGCTTTGTATCCCTCATACTCAATTAAAGCAGAATCGATAACCCCATTTCCGATATATACAACCTGTTTATTGTTAAATGCTGCGGAATCAGCTAAACGCGTAGCAATGGCAACTGTAGTTGGTTCACCTACGACAGCTATACAAGGTATACCTGCTGCGTACTGTGATTCTACGAATGCTTCCAAAAGAGCATGTACGGTTGTTGTATCTGTATCGACACAAACTAAATCCATCTGCATTGAGTCCATAGCAGTAAAGCCCGCTGTGTATTCTGTATTGGTTACTGCCGGATTAGCACCTGAAACAAAAGGTGAGCCAGTAATAATAGCCATTAATTTATTTCCATCCGCTAATTTGGTGGCAGTAATCCATTCAGAAGTAGCATTTACGGCAGCAACTAAAGCAGCCGGTTCTCCTACACCACCGGTTCCTTTTGTAAATGTAATCACTTCTTTAAGAGTTGTTATATCATAAATCAATAATTCTCGTTTAGTTGTATCAGTCAACGAATCTTGGATAGATACTCTAATGTCTCTAGTTCCTACATATTTAGCGAGTAGAGTTACAACATCTATAGGGCTTCCAGTAGTATCATGCAATCCAACTAATGTACCTTTGACCCCGGCTGCATCTCCTATTCTAGTAGCTAAAACAATAGCGCCCTCTCTTAAAGCTAATTTGATTTGTTGAGTAGTTCCGGCTGATCCATAAACAATGTCAATTTCTGATTCATAATTAAATTCTGTAGGTGTATTTATTGGTCCCCAATCAGCCTGAACAGGCATAGCTACAATATTAGTGGATATAGCTCTTCCAATTAATGTTACGTTCTGTGTTCGGAAATATACTCCCGGTCTTTTTTCAAATCCCCAGCTCATGATTATTCCTCCTTAAACCTTTTTAGTCATGAAATCAGTAATCATTACTTTTGATTCTTCGATGGTTAACCTATCGGTAGGCAATTTTTTATTGAATCGAAAAACAGCTTTAACCGCAAAAGGGGGTTGATTGAATAGTTTCTGAGCATTAGTAACTAATTCCTCACAGGAATACCCATTCTTTTTAGATTCTTCACTTACTGTTTTCTCTAATTCTTCTGTAGTATTTAATAAAGCACCATTTGTTCTAGGCATTTTTTTCTCCTTAGCTAAAGATTCTTCTCCAATATATATGATTCAATTTTTCAATCGATAAATCCTGAACATATTTTGACAGATAATATTCACCAGTCAAATTAATTTGCCCATTAATATATGGGTCGGCTTTGGTATTTAATTTCACATTTCCAAAAAGGTTAAAATATAAAGCGTTATTCATCAAAAACTGTCTAGCATTAGCGAATGATTCCAGAAGAAATTTCATTAAAGGAAATCTATCTTGAGTTAACGGTGCAAAAATATGTAGAGCTAGACTCATCTGGTATAAATTGATGCTTAATGAAAATTGTTTTACATTTACCGAATCTACTCTGAAATAAAAAGCTGGTTTGATTGCTGTAGGTTTCCAAACATCGGTTAACTGTGGACTGCCTTCTATGTAGTAACAATTAGGCATAACTACTTTTAAATAAGTAAATAGAGCTAAAACTGGATCAGCCAACAAAGGAACTTCGGTAACTATATAAGTATCACCTGCTATAAGAGTTACTCCTATAGTTGCAAAGGTTATAGTAGTTGACGTATTACTCAATACTGGTCTAACATAAGTTAATCCACCATGGGTAATAGAAATTGATCCAAATTTCCATTGATTGGTTGCATAAGTTTTACTAGAACAAATAGTAAAGGTTGCTGAGCCTCCAGTTAATACTCCTGAATCAGTTACCGCATCTAAAGGATTGTAAACTTCTTGACTAGGGAAACCAATTCGATTAAATGTCATGTGTAATCCATTAATAAATCCATCAATATCTGTTATAGGATCTGAGCGAATCCAGGACAATGATTCCGTACCATTAATTGACTCAAAAAAAGTTCCGCTTAAAGCATTTTTAACTAATGCTTCTATCGATTCTGGACCTGTTACAGATTTGGATGATATATAAACATCCACAAAGATATTACCCATTAAAAATCTAGCTGAATCTTCTTGTATGGATGAATAATAAACAATTCTAGGAAATTGCAAATCATGCGTTATTTCCCATTTTTGGTCGGTATCGATAGGTGCTTCTCCTTCAAAGACTGCCGGTAATGAATTGAAAGTAGCTAATGAAGCAATCAAAGAACTATCGGTAGTTAATGTGCGATAAAGCAAAACTTCTAAGGAATAACTCATCTACAAATCCAACTGGTATGATTCTCCAAAGATATTAGCAACTTCATCTTTGGAATCATTAATAATTTTTTCTTTAAATGGTCTTGGTTCCATTTTGGATGTTCCATTCTCTAATAATTCAGCCAATATATAATTGCCAACTAATAGAACGGAAGAAATGGCTGGATGATATATAGTTTCTTTCCCATTATTTTCAATGAACCATCTATTATTCCATGATCTACGAAATGCACCTGTTCTTACTGCTGGTGGTTCACCGGGGGCTGATGCCTGATAAGTAGATTTTTTACTCCCTTTTTTGTTGCCTGTAAAGGGTAAATTGTAAATCCTGCCCGATCGAGGACCTTTTAAAACATTTAAGGCATTATTCCTTAATACGTTTGAAGATCTAAAACACCTTGAAGCTGCCTGATCTTTAACTTGAGTAACCAATTTTTCTACTTCATTAGAAATATCAGGTAATTCATCTGAGTTATTCATTATGGCTAACCTCAAATTCTTGGCGTAAACAATAATATACAGTTTTCCAATTATTTCTAGCTGTCTCAATGGATTGAATATAGTATCTATAATTGTTCGATGCTTGAATTAATGTGTCTCCTATATTAGCTAAAGGTGAGCCATCATGTACGATGGTGTGACTAATCGGATGCTGTAAAGATAAATATTTGACTACTTCTTTCTGATTGGCTATACCAATAACGCCTGTAAAATCCGGGGGCTTTATAGTTTCTGTATGGTCTCTAATGATTCTTCCTCTATTAGAAACCGTGGTATTTTTTAATTCAACATAAAAAGAATCAAAGAAAGTTGCAATCGGACAATATAAGCCGGACTTTTGGTATAGCATTTATAATCCATCCGTATCTTCACTCGTTGATTGTTCTATATCAAATTTACCTCGTTCAAATACATATCCGCCTTCATCAGAAGTTAATGTCGATTCATTAAACAATTCTGGTGGATTGGAACCATTTACTTCTTTTTTCAATTTTTCATATAACTCTATCCATCGTCTGGCTCTTTCGGACAAATCGAAAGAAACTCCGCCAATAGAAGTGGATACTTCTGGCTGAAATCTCATACATACTGATTCAACCAATTTTAATTTAGCAACGTACCAGTCATCTACATATAAAGCGATGATAGCTATAATCTCATCGTCTGATAATGCGGCTGAACTAGGATCAGTGTTCACATCTCCTAATTCAAACCGCATTCTATCTTTGGTATTGGTAGCTATATTGGCTGGCGTGTATGTATAATCCACTATTAGACTCCCAACTCCTGAGCTAATTTTGTGTAATATGGCTTAGCTTTTTGTCTTGTATCGGAAGTAGCCAAAACAATTAACATATCTGAATCTTTAACTGTTGATAACAATTCAATAAATTTTAATTCATCATTAATCTTGCATTGTAAAACTCTGAATATGTTTTGTATTTGGTCTTCTCTTAACTCTAACAAATGTTCTTCTTTGTTCTGATCTAAAAATGGAACACTAATCTTTTTTAATTCCTCAGGAGTATAAATTTTCTTAATCGTTTCATTGTTTAGATAGATATCAATCATTCGGGGGGTGGCGAAGGATGAGTCAACAACTACTCCTGCGTCCAAATATTTACCCCCCGATTTGATGACTTCACTTTTTAATACTTCATAACTAGGCATTCTTCGTTTGCTCCTTTATTCTATTTAGTTTAGCTTACACAAGCTTCTAAATAGAAACCTAAATCGTCAGAGGTTTTCTTCATATCAATTGAGATTAATCCCTCTTGATATGTGGCATGTGTGCCAAACTCCCCGTCGCCCTGAGCGATACTAATCCAGTTGTTACCCATGAAATCCCATGCAAAACTGTAACCAGCGGAAGGTGTATCGATTGAAGGGGCATCGGGGGCAAATACAGCCAACATGTCTTTAGGTCCTATTATTCTACTCATGACTGCTACCTGTCCTTTTGGTTTGGTATTGTATACCTGCTTAGCAACCAGGATTTTATCAACGCTAAATAAGGCAGCTAAAGTAGTTTCGTTTACAGTTGCAGGTGAGTTGGTGTTGCCGGATGCATGCTTGACTCGATCCAAAATATCAGGGTGATCAATTAAGCATTCAAAAACGTCAGCCCCAAAGGCAACTTTGTTGACTGGTCTACGACCTGCGATTTCGATTTGTTTCAAGGCGTATCTAATAGTCTTTACCGGATCGCCTAGAGATTCATCAAATCTCATAAAGGATGTGCCGGGAACTGCTGGACCAACAGCCAATCCATGTAAGTGATTGGTCCAATTGGCGACTCCCCAAAACTTCTGACCGAATGTATAATCCAAATATAGATTAACCTGCTCGGCAATATATCTGGATCGTTGCTGTTCCGGGTTAACTGCTGAGTTCTTGAAATTTACCTTTTGTAATTCATCCTGACCAGCTATAACTTGTTTCACTTTGCAACTGTAGGAATTGTCAGATAAACCTAACTGTATAGGATCGGTTCTC